AAAGGGGCGGTTGGAAGCTGGTCGGTGATCTGTTAGCGAACGGATAGAGGATCAGTGACTTTGCCCTTTTGAGGATCAACTGGATTGCCCTGGGACATAGAGAAAACCTTGTTGGGGATATTATAACCTCAGATTTTCTCCATGTCAACTATCCCACTACTCTAACTTCTGCATAATACATACCTGAATTAAGAGCTTCAGAATGGTTGTCGACATAAATATCAACGCATCCACTCGGTACTCCTCTGTCTTCTACTGTATAAATCTGCCCATTGATTTCTACTTTAGTTCCAAAAGGCAAATTTGCCATGGCAACAGTTCTTCCTGATACTGGATACGCGCCAGATGCTGTTGGACTGCCAGCCCAAGAACCATTGCAGCTTACGCATCCACAATAGTGAGTAATTCGATATGTACCGAGACTATATCCAGAATACGATGTCGTTACTGGTGATGACTCAATTGATTGGGATTGTAGAATGGGTTCAGGAACTAGAGGTACATCAGAAAGATATTCGTTGGACATATAGAACATCTGATCATCAATCTTTACTTTTGCCCAGTTGTTATCTGTAATTTCTAAAACCTCTACAGAAGATCCATACGGTAAAGCTCCGATTTTCTTTGTGTTAGTGGAATTTCCAACACGATAATTAAGACCGATGGTAGGTTCAACATATTTAGTCTCTGCATTAGCCAATGTTGGGGTGAGTAAAACGGTTAGTAGAGTTACAGTAGTTGCTAGTTTTTTCTTAAAATTATTCAATGGTTTAGACCTCCTGACTTTCATATACTTGTACTTCTTTAGCAAGCTCTGCTGTTAGTTCACCTTCATAGGTAAATTCCACTGGTTTATTTAGAGCTAGTGAAAAGATACCCATAATTGATTTGGCGTCAACAACATATCTTCCAGATACAAGTGTTGCATCTCCAGGATATTTGCTGACTGTCATAACAAACGCTTTTACTTTATCAACGTTATCAAGAATGATTTGTTTTTGTAGTTTCATTGTTTTGTTCTCCTTTGCATAATTTATATTTTGCAACAATACCCACATGAGGCATTGGTACATTCATACCATTCTTCCCATCCAGCTCCCATATATTCATATTTTTGGAACTGAGGAAGCATAATTGATCCGTAGCGTGGACAAGTTAATATTCTCTCATCCACTGCTGCACATTGAGCATCCCATGCCCAGTTTTCTTCTCTGTATTGTAGATCGTCGTCCATATTAGTTTTTACCTGTACTTCCAAAGCCGCCACGACTTTTGCCGCTTAGTTCTTTAACAGTTTCGAAATGAATTTCTGGCTGTTTCTTCATGATACGGAACTGACAGATACGATCGTTTTTATGGATAACTGTATCTTCCATAGCAATAGCTGGATATCTCCAACAGTCCTGTGGCCCACAGAACATGTTGTCAATGACCGCTTGGTGGTTACTTTGGATAATTTTAAAATTCTTATATGTACTGCTACGTGGTACAATATGAGCTTCATATCCATCAGGAAGTTTCATTCCAACACCAAGAGAAATAAGTCTAAATTCACCTTTTTTGATGTGAACATCTTCTGCAGCTCTTAAATCAATCCAATCACCATTCTGAATTGGTGCAATCGGTTCAATGTCTGCAAAGTATTTAATTTTAATTGTTTCTGTATCCATAGTATTATTCTCCTCTTCTTTTGTTTTCTTTAGGATTTTTTGGTTCACCATAGTTTTCATAATACGATTAATTTTTCTATCAATCTCTTTTACAATCTTGTTATTACCATATTCTCTGTTGTAATAAGGAATATAGAGCTGATTATGATCTGAGTCGAACACTTGATAGAATACGTCCTGTTCCTCAATATCAATATATAGACGAAACTCAATCGTATCTTTATATACACTCCTTCGATAACAACCAAAGGCGAATCCATTCTTTCTGAGCTTATTATTTGAGAGATCTATTACTAATTCATAATTGTTTAAGTCAAGCATACAGATACCTCCTTGCTTAGATATTTGAGAAAATCATCCCATTGTTTCTCAGAATGGATAAATTCCTTACCCTTAAGCATTTTTTTACGCATCAGTTTTTTAATTGGCTCAGGCTTATATTGTTTCATTTTCTGCATATGCTCAAAGATATAATTGGATGTAGCACGAGATATGATAAGAAATTTATCTTTTGGGACATCTTTTACAACCTGTTTATACTGTTCAAGATCAGATTCTGGTATTTCATATTTTTGTTTTTGGGAGATTTCTAGTTGAGAATGGTGAAATATCTGCTCCATATGTGAATGCCTTAAGAAGTGTTGCAATATAAGAAAGGTCTTTTGGATGAAAATGAAATTCAATTTCTTCATCATTTTCCATGATATGTTTTACTGTTCCTTCTGACAATAGTTGAGGATAAAGTTCTTCGTATGGGATTTTATCTTCAATTTGAAGTTTATCTAACGCAATTGTTCTGAGAATGTTGTGACCCCTTCCAATTGATGGAATGTAAGCTACAAGATCATTTCTGCCATAATAATAGATTTGATTACCATATTGACATTTGATATAGATATCATCTGTATCAAGATTTCCTTTATCGTCTCGTGGAAAATCATTTGTATCATGATCTAGATTAGCCATTAGACGATATGTTCCTTTGTATTTCATTAGTGGACTTGGCGTAATATCACCTCCTAGTATTCTTCGTACAGTGTTTCGTTGCTAACTGGGATTTTATTCTTTTCAGCTTGTTTAACTGCTTTAAGAGCTTCTTTTCGATCAAAGAAGATCGTCTTGCCAATATTATCATAGCTGAAAAGATATGCTATTTTAGTACGTTTTTCCATGCCACAGAACCATCTGTTTTCTTCATTAATAGTACGAATTTTAAGCTCGTATACATCGTATAAGCCCAATGTTGGCATAATTCTGGCGTAGTATAAAATGTCATTTTTATGTAGTTGTTGTGTCATTTGTTATCCTCGTATAAAATAATTTTATTTTGAGCAAGAGTTTTTTGCACATCAATTACTCGTTGATTGGATGACCCACACCAATGTAAAGAGACATCACGTAGTTCTTTTTTATACCGACCGTCAACAATGACATCACATAAAGAGATTAGTTTTCTTGTTTGTTTCAGACGTTTATCTCTTTCTGGATTAAAATCACCAGTTATAACAGGCCAGATTAATTGTTCAAATTTGTAGCCTGTGTATAACCATATCGTTTTATTCGGATATTGTTTTTTGATTTTTTGTGTAATATCTAATACAGTTTCAATATTAGATTCAAACATTGGATCTCCACCACTCCAAGTAATGCCACTAATATAGTCTTTTGATATTTGATCCATAACTTCTTGTTCTGCATCATTATTAAATTCAATGCCACCGTGTGGATTCCAGGTTTGAGGATTTTGGCATTCTGAACAATGATGGCTACATCCAGACACCCACACAACAACTCTTAGTCCGTCTCCATTATTTTGGTCTGGATATGTAATATTGTGATAATTCATATTTCTCCTAACAGGGCTGGAAATAATACATCCAGCCCATATAATATTTAATGATTACATGCTTACCCTGTCCTTGATTTCTGCATTCTTTGCTTCGTTATAGCGAGTTTGACCGTGAACTCTTGTAAATCCTAAGTACCCGTTCATTCTGTCGATCTTTGTAATCATTTTACTTCCACATTTTGGACAAGTATCCATTTCTACTTGCTGGTATCCACAATCTTCACAATAACACATTGCAAGATTTACACCTTCATAGAACCCTTTATCCATTGCTCTAAGCACAAGTGTCTTAATTGCCTGTTTGTTGTATCCAAGATTATATCTGCAATATTGAATCTTGCCGCCATTAAACAGATTCCAGAATCTTCCTTCTTTATCCTGTTTTTCAATAGGATTCATATCTTCTGATACATGGCAATGGAAGCTGTTGCTTACATATTCTTTGTCGGATACGTTTTCAATAATTCCATAAATTTTACGGAATTGTTCTACTTGCAGACCACAAAGTGATTCTGCCGGAGTACCGTAGATCGCATATAGAATATGGTCTTCTTCCTTGATTCTGTTTGTGTAATCATTAATATATTGCATGACTTCTAGTGCAAACTGCCCATCTTCCCTAATGGACTTTCCATTATAAAGTCTTTGTAGTTCATTTAATGCAGTGATCCCATAACTCATTGTCATTGGAGGAAGAATAGGTTTAATTTTATCTTCTGGTTTTAGATGTCCACCTAAAAAACCTCCTTCACAGAATGCTACAGGGTTAACGCTCGCACGGAGTTCTCCAATATAATCATAAGTTCTTTTATGTAGTCCACGAATCAATTCGAGATAGTAATCTAATACTTCATAAAAATCTTTAGATTCTCTGCGAGATTTTGCGAGAATCATCGGGAGATGTAATGAAATAACCCCGAGGTTAAATCTTCCCTCAAAAACTGGTGTATCATTTTCATCTTCTGGGTGCATTCCACCATGTTCATACCATGGTGAAAGAAATGCTCTGCATCCCATAGGACTAACAACTTTTTTATATTTTTTATACATTTCTGCTACATATCCATCTCCTGTCAAAGACAACCAATCTGGATACATAGTTTTTGCACTACAATCGATTCCTGCATTAAATACATCTGCACTTGGATATTTATCTGATCCGTCACCATGCAATTCTTTATCATATAGGAATACAATTTTAGGAAATAGCACAGGACGTTTGAACCCATTTTTGCCCTGTCCTTCTTTGTGAACATTAAGAAGTGTAATTGCTGCCATTTTACCAAACTTAGATGTAGCAAGACCAATTGTCATCGTAACAAAGGGATAATCCCCCCGCGAACTTCCAACAGAATTCAGTTTATATTCGATCCCTTGCCAGCCTTGCTCAAAATCACGATGTACTTTTTTGGTAGCATATTCATCTGCCTCAAGCAAAAAATGATTGTAAGATAAGTTTAAATCAGTTGTTACTTGATCTGTGATGCTGAAGTATTCAGCTTTATATTTTTGATATGATTTTTCTGCATATAGTTCAAGAATTTTGTCAACCTCCGGCACGGTAAATCCGCCATATTGTTGTGCAGCAGATGATAGAATAATATCTCCCATAACATCAAAAGCAGTATCAAGAGAGTTTGGTTCGTTATACCAAATATTTCCCATTTCAAAACCGTTTTTCATAACATGTCCAACATCAAAAAGACAACAGTTAATTGTATCAAGTCTGGCGGATCGATCATGAATATAAATGTAGCCATCTTTAGCAGCTTGTTTTTCTGCATATGTTAAAAAGAACTTCTTGTATAATTCACTGCTTAGTTCGTTGTAGATTAAGCTTCGCTTCGTTGCCACAAGGGCGCTGTCGGTGTTTGCATTGCTCTTGTCTCCGATGTAGCGGATGGACTGACTACGTTCATATACTTTATCCATCATATGTACAAAGTCTTTTTTGTAGTTCCGATACTCCTTATACATCTTAGCTACTTTTGGGTAATCTTCTTCAAGTACAGCCTCAACAATATTATGCATATCATAAATTTCAATGTCTGTGTCATCATCATAATTTTCTTCGATGTTTTCCCAGACGTTATTAAGTATTTTTTCATAATCTTGATTACTTAGTTCAATCATTGCTCTTCTTGCAGCTTTATTACAAGCATCAATGATTTTTTGCTCTTGATATTCTTCAACAGTTCCATCTTTTTTTATTACCTTCATTCCTTAAACCCCTCCTCTTCTTTCGCTTATCTACAATGAATACCATCACAGTCTTGTGCTGATTGTTCGTCCGCCATTTTTAATGCTATGCATAATGATGTGACCAAAATTCCAATACCACTGCCTATCACCATTCCGATAAGAAAACTTAATACATTCATAACAAATTTCTCCTTTAGCGCTTGATATATCCTTGTCCGCCATCTCTACATTTAATGCAAATGTGACTGCAAGGTGATTCACTGTAATTTGATTGTCTTGTTACAGCTTCAATGATATATTCTCCGTCTTGTCCTTCAATTTCCACAGTAATAAAATCATCTCCCATTTGTTTTAGTGTACGGCATAGCTCGCCGCTTGTTCCAATATACAATGTCTAATTTTCTCCCTTTCATAATAGTAAATGTGCAATATCCGTCCAATTCATTAACCTCTTTCCAGCCCAATCTTTGTTCCAACTATAAATGTCTCCAAAACAATACTTTTCTTTGGCATTGCTTGTTTCTAACATGTGTACAGAATCGTCTATAAGAATGCCGTCACTCATGTCAATGTGTGATTTATCTTTGTATTTCTTCATATTCACGCTAATAAATTCACAGTTAAAAAGATACCGATTAATCCATTCTTTTTTCTGTTTAAGATTAGGTGAATAACCCATGCTGACAATTTTTACGTTATAAACTTCACCAATCTTATCAATAATTTCATGTGCTCCTGGCATAAATTCTACCTCTTCAAAGAATCGAGGAGTATTGAAATACGTATCAATATATTCTTTCGATGCACATGTTAATTCTTTAAAATCATAAGAATCGATTTCCCACCAATTTACATGATGAAACTTCTTATAATATTCAAAATCTTCGTTATACAGGGACACAATCGTTTTGATCGTGTCCACTAATGTATTATCAAAGTCAATATAGATCGTTTTAAAATCTGGTCTATACATTGTTTTTGTTCCAATCCTTTCGAATAATGTTTATCATTTTTTCTACAGAAGTTTCCAATGATCCGTCATTGAGAATACGATAATCAATTAGATTAGATTTTTCAAAATTGCTGAACGAATCATTTTCTGCAGCATAATTCCGTTTCCAAGAATCATAGTCACCACGTTTCTTTGCACGTTCTTCTGCAGTTGTATATGGGGTTGTAATATAGATAGATACTAGACGGACATCTATATCTCTTGTTTTGAGTTTAAGTGTATATAATCCGACTGGATCAATGATATAGAAATTAGAATTTAAGATTTGCTCTTTTGTTGCAAAACTGCAATATCCAACTCGATCTGTATATGCCACCATGTTTGGTTTATATTTTTCAATGTCATCAGGTGAAATAAAAATATGATCTGAATTATCAACTGTTTCGCCTGGTCGCATAGATCTGGTTGTATAAGATTTAAGAACCGTCATATTTAATTTCTTAGCAGCTTCTTTGGCAATAGAGGATTTGCCAGAAGAAGTTCTACCAAGGATACAATATAGTGTGTGCAAAAGGAATCACTCCTCTCGTTTTGGTTTTCTTCCACATGATTTTGTTTCATCGCAATATCCCATCACTTCACATTTTGGCTTAAATAGTTCATCCACAATCCATACCCATTGTTCAGAATAATCTTTTAATGCATTCTCAATAGCAGGAAATAGTTCTTGTCTAAATTCCCAATATGCACGACTACATTTTCTTACATGGCTCATATCCATCAGATTTCTGAGATTACGTTTTTCTACACATTTTGTCGTCATACCAAGTGGAAGAAGATTTGCTGCATCCTCATTTGATACCCCCATATTTTGAAGCTTGACGAGTGAATCTCTAAGCTGACGAGTAGTTGCGTTAAATTCAACCAAAGCATCTGTATCTTTTTTGACTGATTTTGGTACAATAATATCAAAGTCTTTATAATTGATATATCTAGTAGATGCCTGTAAATATGGTGTCATACCGCCGACATGACGATAATATTCGCGCATAACCCTCGCAGAAAATCCATCAATAATCATATGAACATCTACAAATTCAAGTGTTCTTCCATGTCCTGATTTAATACAGTCAATGCCTCGTTTGATATTTTTTTCTTCATTGATAATATCAGCATTCCAGCAGATCCCAGCCCTTCTGCCAATTAGTGCAAGTGGATCTTTTGGTGTTTCTGGTAAAATTGTAATTGTTCCCATTTTTATACCTCCCATAATGTCATATCATTTTTAAAATTATCAAGCACTTTTTCATCATCTGTTAAAATCTCTACATACGCAGGTGCGTCAATCGCAACGCTTAGTACGCCCATCAGAGATTTAGCATCAAGAACAAGTCTTCCGTGAATATAATTGATATCCCAATCTTTATATTCTCCACACTTGGCAACGAATAGACTAGCGTTGTTTACTGTTCTAAGACAGATTCTAATTTTATGATCATTCATATTTTTCACCTTCTTTCTTAGCTGATGTATTCTAGGAATTCATCTTCACTCATAATTTTTACACCAAGGCTCTTTGCTTTCGTATTTTTACTTGACGTAGAATTAACATCATTATTGATCAATGCAGTAACCTTCTTCGAAATCGATCCAGATACTTTTCCACCTAGAGATTCAATCTTCTCTTTGAGTGCATCTCGATTCTCGAAATGTTTCAAACTACCGGTAACAACAAATGTTTGTCCCGTCAAATCTTTTCCGCTACTTGTTTTGAGAGATACTTTCTTTGGCGTTTCGAATGTAAATTCTTTACCAAGTTCCCACACGTTACTACATTCTCTATTGAAATATTCATCAAGTGAATTAATAATAGAATCTCCAATGCCAGGAATATGAGAAAAGAATTTTGCACCTGGATGCGTCATATCTCGTACAAAACTTTCGAATTGATAATCTTCCGCCTCGGCAATAACTTTACTTGCTGTTTTGCCAACAAGAGGAATTGATAATGCATATAAAAATCTATCCAGTGTGGTATTTCTGCTCTTTTCAATTGAATCAAATAGTTTGGAAACTGATTTCGAACCAAACCCATCAAGAGTTTTCATTTGTTTTTCATGTGTATTTAGATAATAGATATCTTGGATAGAATTTAACCATCCTAAAGAAATGAATTTTTGAATTGTTGCTTCAGATAAACCATCAATATTTAGAGCATTTCTACTGACTGCATGAGTTAGTTTACCAAGAAGTTTACCCTTGCATTCAGGATTTATACACCATAGGACTTCTGAATCATTTTCTTTAATGATCTTTGTTGACTCGCCGCATACTGGACACCTATTTGGTACATGGATAAAAGATTTTTTCATATCTTCTTCGAATCCATCTGATACAAATTCTTCTGCCCAACGTAACTGCGGAATTATGAGATTCGCCTTAAATACACCGATTTTTTGACCTTTAAATGGATGCGGCATTAATTCTCTCATTACAGAAATGTTATGCAAAGAAGCTCTTTCTACAGTACTACCTTCAATTTCCACAGGTTCAAATACTGCAGTCGGTGTTAAAACACCCGTCTTGCCCATTGTGAATTCGATATCTTTCAATGTGGTTTCTACGGAATCGTTTTTTACTTTAAACGCGACACCATTCCGGTTGTGATGTTCTGTACTGCCAAGAGATTTACCGTATTCTACATCTTCAAATTTAAATACAACTCCGTCTTGAGGAAGATGTTTTTCAGCAGCAAGACTAATAAAATTATCAATTTTACATTGTAGCTCTTCATTTTGATAATACTTTAAACCTAATACTTCACACGGAACAATACTAAACCCTAGCTTCCCTGCTTCAAGTAATCTGAAATAAAAACTATCATGTGCTTCATAATCGTTATTGCTAATTGCTAGAATAGGATCAACTTCTTCTACCACTTCCCAGGCATACCAACTTAGTTTTCTGTCTTTGACGACCGATGTATCCAAACTTGAAAGTGTTCCTGCAGTAAGATTACGGCTATTTTTATATTCTCCATTTTTATTGATCTCTTCAAAGTCATCAAGCTTGATTAAAGCTTCACCATCGATAACATATTTGCCCTTTTTATTAATACGTAGTGGAACATTCATAAACTGTTTTACATGCTGTAAAATATCATTTCCTTCTGTACCATTGCCACGAGATTCCGCCCCGATTAATTCACCATCTTGGTAAATCAATCTACAACTAATACCATCAAGTTTAATAGAAGCTACAATATCGTGTCCTGCTGCAAATTTTTTGATTTCTTCTACAGAGTGGCATTTGTCAAGACTTAACATAGGAGTCTCATGTTTTACTTTGATAAGTGATTTTAGTACTGCTCCACCAACTCTATTGACTGGGCTGTTCGGAAATACTGTATTTGCTTCTTCTTCCAATTGCTTTAATTCAAGTAACTTTGAATCAAATTCGGCGTCACTCATAAGTGTTGTTTCTGATCCATAATAAGAATCTGATGCCCTATTCAGATCATGAATCAGTTCTTTCATTCGTTTGATCTTATCCATTTACCAATTTCTCCCCACACATTTCTTTTAAATATTCAAGCAATTCATTGTCTTCCAGATAATAAATATCAATATGTTTACATCCATCCAGCCATTTTTTAAAAATATCCCAAAATTGACCAATTCTCCAATCTGGTCTATATGTCATGTGTAATCTTGTTACTTCATTATAAAAATTATATAATCTATTTGGATCTCTCATATTTTCTTTCCTCTCGACTATTCTGTGATTTCTACAAATGTATTTGTTTCTGGTTCATACTTATATGGAAGACCATTTGGCGCAAAATATGGTGATGGTGTTGTTGAAGCTCGACCATATCCAATTGATCCGTTCCAAAAATACACGATTTTTGTTGTACTATCATAATATAAATATCCACCAATGTTAATTAAATTATCGGTTCCAAGAGATTTTACTGTTACAGTATCGTTCGTTTTTACATTTGCTTGTCCTGATTCTACTCTACATCCTGAAAATGATAGTAAAATACTGACACACAAAAATATTAGTAATTTGTTTTTCATAGATTTTACCTCTTATAAAAACTGCTTTTTAACATACCTTCTTTAATTAATTCATAAACAATATCAAGATAATCTCTTTTATCGCTATATCTGCAATTGGCATTTTTATGAATTCTTTGATCGTCCTTTATCCAATCATTTACTCCAAAATATATATTACTAACAAATAACATCTTAGACCCTCGTGCTACACAAAGATAATAACACTCTGTATCTTTTGGCATTCCTTTACATTTTTTAAATCCGAATTTTTCAAATTCTTTTGCTGGTACTGTCGGAATTAGCATCATCTATTACCTTTCTTGTAAATTTATATTCTTCACCAAATTGATCAGTTGATTTACAATTCCATCGTCCTAAATTAAACAACTGCTCTTTGTACCCATAACGTTTAAGCCATTTTTTATTAATTCTATTCTTATGATGTTTTCTTGCTTGGATTTTCTTGACATACAAAATATTAACTTGATCTGGCGTCTTAGAAAGATCAGCGCTAAGAATTGCTGGATTGATCTTTGATATATTTGCTGAAAACGAAAGAGTTCTTTCATCTTTTGTAATGATTGGTTTATACCTTATATAATCATGACATTGTTCGACTGTATTTCGTGTCATATTAATCTCTTGTATGTCATTAAAGAAACATATTTTTTCTTTGATTTTGGGTCTACCATGGTAATCCCACCACATACACGCTCATTCATGCAATAATTAATATTCATTATTCTCTCCGTCATCTTCTGGTGGAGCAAGCTCCAAACCTAAGATTTGTCCTACTTCATATGCAGCATACGATGTGCCACAAGATTCTCCATCAAAGAAACAATCATAATAATTTCCTTCTGAACGCTGTGGTGTAAATCCACATGCATATGGATCATAGTTTTTATTGACCCATTCTTTTAATTTTTCAATAATTTCTTCCATAGTCGATTCCTCAGTGTATTACCTTATTTTGATTATAATAGTAAAGATAAATGAAACCAAAATTTCATATATTTATTTATCATCTGCATAAAAATCGCAAAAATCATTTTCATCTTTAAGAGTTTTTAATTCCTTACATAGTTCAAATGTCATAACGTTCTGACAACTAGGGTTTGGACATCTAACTGTGCATTGACTAGGTTTTGGGTTAATACATCTTGGAATACAAGCTTCAGACCTTTTAAAAATAAAGACTGTACCACATTTGTTACAAACGCAACCATACTGTGTTTCTGGTTTTGATTTCTCGATATGGTCATTATGTACTGCTAATATTCTCATTGTTTGATTCTCTCCTTCTCATCCATCATTTTTCTAAACTCCATGTACTTTCTTGTATATTCATAAGAATCTTTGAAAATATTCGTTACTGCTTTATATAGTTTAGGTTCATACTTCTCAATTACATCTAATTCATTCTCAAAATCTCTTCCATAAGGACAACCACAACATCCTGTACGTTTTAATCCATATTCCGTATAACATTTGCTATGTATAATCCCATACGCTTTCTCATAATCTTCTTTATCTGAATTTTTATACCAAAACAACGGTCTGTAATTGTCATACTTATCACTCTCATCGAAGCAGTTACCATATCTAACTCTTGCACCACCCTCAGTTTTTCGTACACCAAATATATTCAGATCATAATCTTCCTCTTTTAGCAGGTTATGAATTAAATCTTTTTTCGCATATTTGCAGCATCTATTTGAAATTTTAAATGTTGGATTGTTTTGAATCATAAATTCTTTTAGATATTTATTTCTACGAATATTGAAGTTATCTGTTAGATTTGTATTGCACCACCATTGTAATGCAGATTGACATTTCGGATACTTCTTATATAATGTATCAAAGTCTTCATCTTCCCACTGAAAGTTATGTCTTTGTAACCGTTGTAAAAATTCACTTGTAATCTTAGACATAAACGGTTCTCCATAATTCTTGCAACTTGCAGGAATTGGAATTTTAGGACGTTTCTTTACAAACGTAATATCATATCTTTCTTCAAGATATTTTAAATGATTTTTCGTGGCTTGATATTCAAGACCTGTATCAAACCATACATAATCTACCTTGTTATCTTTATCACATCTCCAAACAATATCTAACATTACATCACTGTCTGAACCGCCAGAGATTGCACAAACAATTTTCTTATACTTTGTATTGTTAATAATTGCCCATGCACGAATCAAGTTGTCACAAATCATTTGATTTACAGGACAACCATTTAATAATTCCTCAATTGTATTAGCTTTCTGTACCAATATGTACTTTCCTCACTGAAAATTATTTCATTTCAATGAGGCAAAGCCATACTTCGTGAGTGTCTTTTTACGTCACTATCACATTGCTTTTTCGATTTATATTAACCAATGATCCGTCTTCTATAAATCATCGTGACAACCTTTGCTGCACAAAGGTATTAAATACATATGGTAAAAAGCTAACCAATCGGTAGTACAGCTTCGCAAAGTCTTTCTATGTTGTTTATTTCACAATTTACCATCTTGTGATTTGGATTATCATTATTATAATCTCTCATAAACATATCTAGCCAGAAATCAAAATACTCATCATCTGCACTTGAATCCATTACTGCATATCTATCAACTGTTTTATAATTACCTTTTTCTGTAAGATAAGATAAATTGACTTTATATACCGGCAATGTAATTTTTGTTTTCAAGAAATTCTTTGGATGTATATTTCTTAGTTTTTCTTTTAAATCTGAATCATAAATTTCAAATACGTCAATTCCTGTCCTTAGAGAACAGTTTTTAAAAAACTCACTCGGATGCACTACTTTTCACCACCTTTCTACCAATAAAACCTAGAACAACGCACAACCTTGAGCCTTAAACGACTCCACCTGCTTGTCCCACTCTTCTTTTGTCCAATCAAATTCTTTCATCAAACATTTCTTACAATAGAATTTATTAACTTGTCTTCCATGTATTTTTAAGTTCATTGAAAGAACTTCCTTATGTTTTATTCTCTTATTGCACTCACAACATTTCTTATTAAAATATTGCAGCGCAATCTGTTTATCAATTCCTGTATACTTTACAAATTCATCAATAACTTCTTGTGTTGGCTCACTTCTAAACACACCACCATTCCATGCTTGAGTAAGATATTCTTCAATTGTGCAGTTCATAATCAGCCATTTCTGATTACTTATAAAATCTTCTCTTAGAATATCTCTCCATCTTTTATATGCTTTTGAATACCAATATTTATCAAGAATCCATGTTGACTTCGCATAATATGGACAAGCACAATGGCATCCAACTCTTGAATATCCTTTTTTATATTTTGGATTAACTTCAATATTTTTCCAAAATGTATAAAGCCAAACATCTAATTCCGTCCACTTTCTAATAGGAAGTATTCCTTGCCAGCATGTGTCTCCCCATTCGGAAGTATTAACCCATTCGTCTTGATAATTGCTTCTTGTATTGGATTCTTCATTTCTCATTCCCATAAAAATTAAATACGGATGCTTATTATCAAGCTGAGAGACCATAACTCCAACTTTAAAAATCCTACAACAGAATCTTGAAAATCTTGATGGAATTATAGAATCAGATTTCACATATTGATAAAACCCTTTGTCTGGATTCATGATTTTACAGTTCGGAAACCGTTTAACCATCTTATATGTGTCAGCACAATCAAGTGATGTGTTGTTGAATATTGCTTTTGTGTTTGGATATAGTTGTCGAACTAAATGACATGTAACCATAGAATCTTTACCCATAGAAACAGGTATTATTGGAGTATATACATCATAATCTTTGATCTTTTCACGTATTAGGCATAAAGCTTCATGTTCAATTTCTCTCAAATGATTTTCTTTGAGATTGACCATTGTTCTCCAATCTATTAGGTCTACTTCAGATGAATCTTCATAAGATTTTAATTTTAGAATTTCTACTTTTTCTAGGTTATCTGATACTTTAACTCTGCAAAATTTATGTTCTACAAGTTGACTATCAAAGCCTTTTATAATCTGTTTATCAAGCCAAAAGAATCCTTCTTTTAAATAAGGTAATTCTTCGCCAGAAGTGTCTCTTAAAAATTTGATATATTCATTGTATATCGGATTCAATTGTAATCTTCCTTTAACTTTTGGATTTTACCAATTAGTTAAAGGAGTCTATCTTATGCTTAGAAACCAATTATTTTAGGTCATAGTGTAAGATTTTACGTTTTAACCTTATGTCGCTATGTTGCTTTGGTAATACAAGCCATCTCGCTATACAACCCTGATTACAGGGATTTGATTACAATTGAAAAATATTTATTATTCAAGTTCTAAATAAAGTTTTCCGAAATAAACCGCATCAAGAATTTCTACGTTTGATATCGTTCTTTCCGGATGTTTTTCATTAAGTTCTTTAATATGATTCATGAATTCCTGATCGACAGAATCCCATGCATTCTTATCTAAGAACATATACTTTACTGCTTCTTTTGGATTTCCACGAGCAGTTGTATACTTATATTTAATCTTCCAAGTTGGAATAGGAATTACTTCACTTGCAATCTGTTTTGGATGGCAGTTTTTAACTTCTTCCATTTCACTGTCATCGTACTTACAAACTGCTTGTAATTCAGATATTTTCATTTTGACTCTCACCTCCTGATTATTTATTCTCTACTTCGACAAAAATCAAATGAAAAATTAATTTCATAATTAGAAGCACGTTCATTTCCGTACTTCATGAGAGCATCCTTATCCCTGACTACGCGAGGGTTGCGGTTTGTTCCAGAGTATTATATTCTGAATTCACAGGTTCAACTCATACACCCATCGGTTGACTGAAATATTGCTAACAGTCTTCACCTTTACCTTTTCACCATCTCAGACTTTCAGTTCCTTTCACCGCATTTATCTTTTTATTATTTTATTTCCAATTAAAATACGGAGTATATCTTCCACAGAAAAGATTGCAGCATCTTTCCTTATATACAAACTTATTATTCTCTAACACACATTCTCTAACCATAGATTTTCCGCACATCGGACATTTCTTTGTGATTTCACCATTTTTATTGCCAATCTTTACTTCGTGTCCAAGTAATTCATGCATAAATTAATTACCCCCATGACATTTATTCTCTTATCTCAAATAATTTTTCTACCGCTTTTACACGCTTGTTGTTATCAATTGTTCTTTTTACTTCTTGTTCCCAAATACACTCCCATTCTGAAGGTGCTTTATGTTCACTAATTAAAACAACATTCTTTTTACTCATTTTTTCAGCCCAATTCCAAAACCTATCATAATCAAAATTCTTACTTGATCCATACTGCTTTGTATTCTTATATGGAATATCACAGTAGAATAAACAGTCAATTTTATCAGAATATAACTCTTCATAATCTCCGCATTGGAACAGAATATCTTTTAATCGTGGAATCTGTTCTAATAAGTTTCTTCTTGCTTCATCATAATAATTTCTTTCAGTTCCAGCTTTTGTACGTACAACGCCTGAATATCCACCATCAAAGAATCGTCCGTTATAGCTCGCAAGAAATCCAACTGCTCCAATATACCAGCCAGGATATGTATTTAAGTCTTTGTTGAAGCATTCTCTTACTTCTGAGTAATGTTCTTTTGTAATAAAATCTGGAAGACTTTGAATCCGATTTAGATTCTTGAATATTTCTATAAGATATTTATGATTATCGGATGCAATTTTTGTATCACATTGAATCTTATCAATGATATTGCATCCACCACAGAACGGCTCTATATATGTTTTTATATCATAATCTTTTATTCTCTGCTGAATAATCGGAATTATATATTTCGATATTCGAGACTTTGATCCCATGTATTTCATTAACAACTATTAAGAGCAAAGAATTCTTTAATGTACGTACAAATCTCATACTCCTTTCGTTAAGTTTGTTTATTCAATTAACATGTTTTCCAATTTGTGAATTTCTTCTGTAAGTGAATTAATTCTTTTATTAAGCAGTGCGTTAAATCCTTTTATAGCTTCTTTTTCTGTGTCTGCAAAATATCTTGCGTAAAGTGACACACCATTTTTCTTTAAGTCTTTGCCATTAACTTTGTATTCATAAAAATATTTATCATTTTTAATTCTTCCTCTTACCGGCTTACACATAAGATTCAAAGCTCTCTCATCTTCTTTATAGGCGAAAGCCCAAATATCCTTGTTAATTGGTATATTATTAGCATCTTCAACCACACCTTCAAATGGGATGTGGATGTAATATCGATATATTCTTACTGCATAATACATTTTGTAGTTCTCCTTTTAAGGTTATGTTGCACTCATCATTAATTGTTGATTTACATATTCTGCGATTCTTTTTTGACCAACTTTAAAAATGTCTTCATCTTTTTCAATACAAATATAATTCCTATTTGTATTCATAGCCGCAATCGCTGTTGTCATGCTTCCTGCACATGAATCCAAAATAAGATCACCAGGATTACTATATGTTTTGATTAATTCTTCAATCAGAGCAACTGGTTTTTGAGTGCTATGATATGCCGATTTTTGAGTATCTTTTGCAAAAGTCCATATAGATTTTGGGTATCTTTTAGTAGAATCATAATCAGTCCAACCACTCTCACCATAATTTGTAGTATCTTTGGCATTGACATGATGAGATGCTTTACTAACTTTTCTCTCGTGTCCATCTGTCATTTGTGGATTATATGTTGGAGGTTTCTTATAGAAAATACAGATATCTTCATGAGAACGAAGAGGCATTTTCTTCGCATTTAGGAATCCGGTAGGTTGTGTTTTCTCCCAGATTAGATTATATTTCCAGAGTTTTCGGTTGCTATGCATCAAATCTGCTGTAAACATTCCGTTCGCAAATAGAATAATTGCACCACGATCTTTGATAATTCTTTCGTACTGCTCCCATAATGGTTCAAACGGAATAATTGTATCCCATTTATTTCGTGAAGTTTGTCCGAATGGAAGATCTGTAATAATACAATCAATTGATTTGTCGTCAATTTTCTTCATACAATCAAGACAATCTTCATTATATAGTGTGTTTACTTTTAACATTTATTATTTGGAGCAAATCATGATTTATGCTGCAGCAAATCCCCTGCTCCTTGTTTTATTTAATATAATGAAAACTAGATGTTTTCAATCATCTAATACTTTATTCTCTTGTCCAATTGGAAATTTTTGAGCTGAAACGCTCTAAGAATTTATTTTGTTTTTATCTTTTACAGGCAAAAGCCATTTTAATCCCGAAAAAGGAATGTGATATAACTCACCTTTGTCTTCGTTGTATAAATCAATATTACCAGAATTATAATTTAATAATATTCCAACAATATTTTCTTCACATCCTTTATAAACTTCGAAAGCAACTTTGTACGTCTTGTTTAAAGCGTTTGAGAAGTAATTATATTTTTGAAATTTCATTCGTGCTATTTTTCCTCTTTATTTAAATCCAAGTTTTTTAATGCTATAAAATCAATCTCTTTCTGTGGCCAAGCTTTAATTAGTTTTTCATTAACATGTTTGCAGCTATCACATTCCCATTTCCATACAAGATCTTTCTCTGGATGTCCAAAACTGACATAAATATCTTTATATTCTTTACCACAGTGATCACACTTTAAATATGTAATAATCTGACTCACGCGCTTATTCCCCTTTTGCTTTAGTCATATTATGAATCATTTCTAATGCACTTCTAGAATCTTCGCCAATATCATTTTGATAAGCAGCATTCTCAACTAATGTTTCAACACATTGTTTAGTAACATAGACAAGATTATAATTATTAATTCTACGCACTGTATCTACGTCTTTATCTCCGCATGGCATCGTATATCCAATCAAACGAGATAATACTTCGCAAATAACTTCTTTATCCATTTATTTCTCCTACAAACATATTTTTATCTCCCAAATGAAGATCTTTATAATCAACAAAATTTTTAGAAGGATCGATCAATTCTGCCAGTGTATACTGCTCCCAAACCTTTTCCATAGTTTTGTATACAATATCGAAAAATACCGGATTGCAAATAATACGTTCTTTTCTCTGTATTCTTCTTTTCTTACCACATCGCTTAAGAGGAAAACCAAGCCTTTTTAATGTATTATTGTTAAAAATATATAAGAGCTGATCATCCGAAAACTCTTCGCTGTCATATAATTTTCTCATCATTTCATTTTGATAAAAGTATCGTTTGATATAATCATGTTTTGATAGATTATCACGCGGCAAGATTCTAAGCTTATTAAATTCTTTCATATAATTTTCGTCCATATTCTATTCCTCCAAATATTCTCTATTCAATCCCGCATCTACCATGATATTCTCTAACGTTTTGTCATCAAAATCATATGCATTCGGATATTGATATTGCGCAATACGCCAAGCAAGAGAATGGATGACTTCCATAAGCTCGGTTTTACAATCATCAAATCCTTCTACGTATCCAATGTCTTTCCCGTTCATGTAAGACATTGTTTCATTGCTATCTATCATTTACTACAATTCCTCCATCTCTTCATCAGAAATCCTGCTGGAAGTCCTTTGTTGTCTTCTTCATCAAATACAATCTTGTGAATAATTACATCTTTGAGCATATTTTTTCTCCTTTTCTTTTGCACGTTGCTCTTTTAATAATTTACAGTTACCGCAATTGTTTCTGTTTTTACAAAACCAACAATTATCATTGTCTAATGTCCACCACCAAGGAGGTTGAGGTCGTTGTTTTCTTTTTACTTTACCCATTTATTCTCCTATAAAAAGTAAACGAGTGATACAAAATAATGCAAAACTTGGTCAGTTACATATGATATTTTTTTGTATCTTGCTTTTAGCGGATCAATAATACAGTGCGTCAAAAATACAACTCCAAGCTGCCATGTTAATCCAAAAACAAGGTAAAATGGTAAACAATACAACGCACAATGTACGAACAAATGATACCAATTACTTCCTTTAGTCTTTGCAATAAAGTCGCTTTGTAAAACATAATCACCAACCAAATGACAAAACACTAATAAAATTAATTTATTCATATATATTTATTTTCCTTAAATTCTCTAAATGAAAGAGTGAATTCATTATTCTTTCTCTAAATATTCTTTCGCTACTGTATTCCAGTCAATTGTATAATTTTGACAATCTCTCCATCCTTCACGACCTACACTACAATCTGTATATCCACCTTTAATATGCTCTACATATTTGCATAGATTACAATAATCATTCTGTTTTAATACTTCTTTTAACATCCGGATAGAAATATTATATTCGCAACTTTGACACAAATTATCATCAAGTGAGTATGAATGTCCTCGTATTATACAATTTATACATGGGCTATGTATATTCTCTAAATTAATTTTCATTCATCTATTCTCCCATTAATTTATAAAATGTGCATCTACTTGTCAGCATTGAAGCTATTACCATCCCATGAATTATAGCTTGTTTGCATTCTTGATTATCTTTGAACACTGTCGTATTAATCATCTTATCAATTTCACAAGAAGAAATATAATCTAAAACTTTCTGTTGAAATTCTGTAGAATCAATTAATATTTTGTTAGAAAAATCAAAACCACTCATAACTCACTTCACCTCTCGCTTCTGATATCTGTTAATGGAGTTCTCTTAGTAATATTCTCTACAATACGTTCCTCACAAACATAATCTGTAATTGACTTCAACAGGTCACACATGTCTACATTACACTCAGATCTATATTTACCACAAAACCAATCGCTACCACATTCCATTCTTGATAAAGGACATTCACTTGCACATCTTGGCATCTCATCTACAATAATTTTCATAATTTCCTTCCACATACAGGACAGTACTTAATTTCCATAATATTGCCAGTGTAATAATCATCATCACACTCGTGCCAAAAGTTATAATGATTGTTATTTTCATCATATGTAATACAATCACATACTTCACGGCAATATTGACTGTTCAATTCATCTTCATTGTATATTTTATTGCAAAAATCACACATTTATTTTTAATCCTTTCTATTGATGGCTGTTTTACCCTTGAGATGCTGCTATTAGGCTCACATGGTAGATAACTATTTAAACTACACTGTTATACCATCACTCAATTGAAATCGACATTTCTTCTATTAATTCTTTTAAAATCTTTTTCAATTCATTATCATCACAAATAATTATATCTGAATTAAATGGACTATTTAATATAATAAATTTAAAATTTGTTTTATCCATACTATACTCTCTTTCTATTGTGCCATTAATTCATGAATGATCGTATTTATCAAATATTACAACTCTTACTTTTTCGCCATCGTCCGTATCGATTATTTGCAACATTGACTGAACCCCCCCACGACTAAAGTCTCAGGATTCTCGGTCAATAACTCTATTGAGTTAAGTATCACCGAGCTATCCCCGTAGTTCCTACGGTTCTTATATATATTACTTAAAATTTAATTGTCTAAGCCCTTTGTTCAGAATATTGATAGCAGCGTTAATATCTCTATCTAATTCTGAATTGCAATTAGGACATATCCAACACCTGATATCTTCAGATTTTTTACCACTTCTAAATCCGCAACAATGACAAATCTGAGATGATGGGAAATATCTGTCTACAACAGATAATGTTTTTCCATACCACTGAGATTTATATGTAAGCATTCTACGAAATTCTGACCAAGATACATCTCCTACTCGTTTATTACGAATGGAAGTATCTGTTTCTTTCATAGATTTCACATCTAAATCCTCAATACAAATAATATCATTCTGTCTTATAATCCGAGTAGTAAGCTTTTGTAAAAAATCCTTGCGTTGATTAGCTACGTGTTTCTGTAGATTCGCAACTTTGATTCGTACTTTATTCCAGTTGGAACCACCGATTGTTTTTCTCGAAAGTTCTCTCTGTAATCTAGCAAGTTTCTGTTCTGATTTTTCATAAAACTGAGGATTTTCAATTTTTATTCCATCAGACGTAATTGCAAAATCTACTAAACCTAAGTCAATCCCAATATTCTGATTGGTTTTTGGTAATTGTTCATGCTCTATGTCAGTACAGCATAAAGAACAATAATAATGTCCATTTGGCTCTTGTGATATTGTGGCATTTAATATTCTTCCTTGAGGTATTTGTTTATCTCTTGTTTTAACAACTCCTAACTTCGGAAGTTTAATGCGCCTATTTTCAAAACGAATATTATTATTTGTACAGCTGGTTCTATAAGATTTATATCTATTCTTTTTTGATTTAAACTTTGGATATCCTGTATGCTCTTTGAAAAATTTCTTATAAGCCGCATCAAGATCTTTTAATGCTTTCTGTAGAGAATCTTTATCTGGTTCTCTTAACCATTCCAGTCCCTTCTTTAATTTTGTCAAATCTTTAGAACACATATTGTATGTAAAAGTTGTTTTATCTTTTTCATACATTTCTTTTCTCTTATTGAGATAATAATTATAAACGAATCTTGTACATCCAAAAGTTTTCTGTATAAGTTCTTGTTGGTTTTTGTTTGGATAGATTCTGTATTTATAAGCCTTTTCTGACACAATATCACCACCCTTCTAATTACTTATTCTCTAATATCTGCTCACTTACTCATGACTGAAGTCACGAGTGTGCGTTCGCAATTTTATCAAATGCACTAAAATATTCAGTTAATATCTCTTCTATTTCATATTCGTTTAATATCTCTCTAACTTTTAATGCCATTTTTTTTCACCTCATGAAACGGACGTTTCATTAACTTTTTACTCTACAAATATGTTCGTATTTTGCATAAATTTTGCCTCTATTTTCTTCATAGTACTGTTTTACCAATTCGTCCATTTTCTCGTCTATATTCTCTTTACTTGTATCGATTTCATAAGCATATATGCAAGTTGTATAATCGTTTTTTTCTTTTATAACTCGAATAAGGTCTACGATTTCAGTCTCTATTTCTTTTTTCTCATGGTCTTTCTTCCACTGTTTAAGGATTTCAATAACTTGTTCAGGTTTATCTTTTCGGAAATCTTGACACGTTATCTTCCCTTTTACTTTACCAATAGGACATCCATTAAGGCATTTATGTTCGCAACAAATTTCGCCTAAAATCTTAGTTGCTTCCGCTGCTGTCAATTCGTCTAATAGTTCGAATTCTGATTCAAAACCAATTCTCCAAACATGTTCATCGCCACAATCTACGTTAAAACCGTCTTGGTAACAAGTAAGACCATCTGTAGAAGGTCTATTAGTAATAATACCAATTTTTCCTTCTGCGCCATAACAACCAGTAGTTGCTCTGACAATTTTAATTTTATCTCCAACTTTATATTTCATCATTCTTTTTTCTTCCTTTATTATCTTTGCGTTTTTTCATTTTCATCTTCCAACAGTTCAGGATTGTCAAATATGTTGCCTACAGTATGGAAACCATCTAAATCCGCCCAATATCCCAAGTCTTTTCCGAGAAACTTAATATTGTTCCACTTAATTGCGAAGCATCCGTTTTCATACACAACTGTCCCCTTATACCATCCAACCTGAACAATATCTCCCTCAAAGATTTTCTTTCCGATCTTGTCGGTCAGCCCTGTGTACTGGCAAACTGTATTCGGGTCAACATCATAAAAACCAATGCCTTCAATGTCCCATTCGTCACAAGCCATTCCATTATACTCGGCAATCACCAAATCACCGACAAAAACGTGCCTAGGTTTTTGATAACCATCGTCAAACAAATATCCATCTACCCATTCACCATTATCGACACGTTTCCCTTTAAAAAGTATTTCTCTATTCATAATCTTCTACTGTCTCCATTTTTTTCAGATCCTCAATAAATCAAGATTCATTAATTATCTTTCATGAATTTCTCTAGATTTAAACACATACACTTAATTAAGATACTTTATGCTTCCATATAATTAAATTTGACAATATCCATAGAATCATCCATCCCTTTTTGACTAAGCAGATCGAGAAGATTAGTTCCAAAATGATCATCTTGAATGAAAATCTGTTTTACACCATATCTGGAACACATTTCTATAATAATATCTGCTGCAGCGTCTGTTTTAGAACACCATTTTGAATATACGATTTCAGCTTGCGGTGCAGACACTGCAATTTGAATATTATTTTTATTCATATTAACATAAAGTGTATTATCCATATTTGTGCCAAGCTTTTTACGATTTTCAATGCGTTTCAATCTTTCGCGCTCTTTTGGCGAAATTTCATCATCAATAATTATATCTTCTAAATCTAATAAACATTGTTTAAACCATCTAGAATCATCTCCCGCTGCTGGATTATATGTTTGCAATTTCTGAATAATCTCTAATGCTTTATTTTCTAATTCTTTATTCATCTTTTAGTTTCTTCCTTTCAATTTTTCTATAATATGTGGGTATGGATTTTCACCATACATAGCTACTCACACCCTTCTGCCTAATCAGACCCAGTATCATCAGCTATTTCACTGTTTCAGATACCGACGGAATTGAACCGTTAGAGCAACCTATCTGTCATTAGCGTCTACATATTCCGCCACCACACATTATTTATTTTAATTCATAACATGAACAAAATATTCTTGGTAAATACTCGACAAACCAATCTTCTATAATTTTATCTTTCACTTTGCATACATAGTAGTCTGGTGTATACATGTCCTTTGGCATTACAAGCACATTATATTTACAGTATTTACATCGTCTATGTCTTTTTCTATAGTCAACAATTTTCTTTTCCATAACGATATCTCATTCTTTCGTCAATTTTCTTCCGCACCATGGACAATAATTGATATATTCTTTATCATGAAAAAACCATCATCATAACTATCACATACCATCGTTTCGATATCCAAATAATATTCATTAGTCAGTGGATCGATAAAAATTCGATTATCATCAGATTCATAGTTACAATATCTGCACATTACATAATCACTTCCTTATAATAGTCTAATAATTTGTTCATATAAGCAAATATCTTTGTCATTAATAGCTTTATTAATATGCATATGCCCAAACAAATGTCTTTTATATTTTGTCGTAACTTTTATATCTTCTAGATAATTTGTAAGGACATCTGGTTCATATAAATTATTACCACTCATAAGATATAATTCTGACGTCGAAGGACTGTGGGTGATAATAAAATCGACCATATTGTTATTCTCTTTTAATACATTGATTCCATGCTGCATTTCCTCATCAGTTGGCAATTCCTCTTCCCACCAAGATAAATCCTTAACACGATACATATATTTACCTTGTTTATCAAGTTTCTTTGCTTTTTCCTGCCAATTAGAATCATTGTAATCAAGAATGCCATCTTGAATATCATGGCTGCTTGCCCCACCAAAAGCGAAGAACTTTGTTTCATCAATTGTAAATACTTCTCCCCGTATAAGATGTAATACATGGGTTCTTATCTCATGTACTTTGCCACCATGCCATTCTTTTATAGGATAAGTTGAAAGTCTTTTGTGATTTTCATGATTCCCATCTACAAATACTGTTGTAAACGGTTTTTTGTTAAGCCAATCTAACCAGTACTTTTCTTGTTTACTTTCCTTATCTCTATTCCAAACAAGACCGAAATCTCCAAGAATAATAACTACATTTTCATCTTTGTTATTAAAAAAATCCTTTTGTTCGTAGAAACTATTTTTACTTAACCTGGTAGGATCTCCATGTATATCACCAGTCACATATACTGCCATAGCTCATCAGCCTTTCATCTTTTATCATCCTGACAAATTATTCTTTATCTTCTCTTGCTCTCCATGCTTCCAGAACTGTCAATAATCTTTGTCCTTTTTTAGTTAACCAGCATCCACCAATACTACTCCCATGTGTTGTAAAATCTTTGTCATCAAGAATATACATCATGAATTGTAACAGACCATATTGAATGTCGTTATTATAATCAAGCAAAAGATCATTTTTGTATCTATCAATAACCTCCTGATAATCAATTTTTGATATTACAAATTCGTTTCGTATATTTAGATATCTTCTTATCGTCTCATATGTAAATTCTGGATTTCCACATCCGCATAGACCCAATTCTTCGTGCATGTAAAAATCTAGCAGTGGATCGATAAGACTTTCTTCGTACCATTCTTCTCTACATCCCTTTATGACATCGTTGTTATATGCGATATTAGATTCTGGATAATTGTCTACAATATATTCCGCTATTTCACTTAACTTCATATTTTTATTCTCCTACCACGCAATCTTATATTCTGTTTCGTTATACTGTGTTGAAGATGTAATTTTGTATCCTAGTTCTTTCAGGTAAGCAATTGTGGCTGATGAAATGTTAGTTTCATAAATCCAACAACTGTACTCGCCCTTACGCATTGCTGCCTCGATTTCAGGCACAATAGACGCTAATTCGGCATCTATTTGCTCTTTGTATGCTTTGTTCGAGATATTCCTTGCTTCTTGTGCTGCAAACATATATTCTCCTCCTATGCTTATTGATTTAATAGAGTTAATAATAAAGTTTTTCTATCAAAATTTTCTTTTTTCTTTAAAGCCATATTAACTGTCCGAATTTCTCCAAGGTGATAGCAACGTTCTTTTGCTCTACTTACTCCAACATATAGAAGATTCGAATTAAGCATAAACGTATGGCTCTTAGGTGTAAGCATAATTACAACTTTAAAAGATCCTCCCTGTGATTTATGTGTACTGATTGCATAGGCAAGTTTAATGTTTTTCAGCTGTCCTTTTTCATAGTAAATCAAGGTACCATCATAATCCACAACAATATTATCTTTGTTTACATGCTTTACAATACCTGCTTCACCATTTGCAATAAATGTTTTTTCTTGTCCTTTATCATCCTTGCTAATATTCTCTTCTGAATATAGTACAGCCTTGTAGTCATTTGAATAATTCATAACAATATCATTAAGGCGATATTCATTTTCTCCGAACTTAATATATTCCGTTGTATCATTTATCACTTCTTGAAGCTTCTGATTTAAAACGATAGTTCCATAATCGCCAACGTTGTAACAAGATAATACACCAATGTCTTCTAATGAATATCCTTTGGTCAAAAGTGTTTGGTACAGTTTAACTGTATAATCAATTATCTTTGTTTGATCTAACGGTACAAATACATATGCTTGATCATCTCCAAAAATCTGAATTCCTGTTTTAGTTTTATCTAAATATTCCTTGCCTTGACGAATATCCGTAGCCACGCTTGACAAACCACCTGCTCCGTATCTGAAGATTTTATTCAACGTTACTGTTGGCACATGTTCCCATTTGAGTAAATCGTAAAGTACATTTCCTGCTCCTACAGATGGGATCTGCGCATCGTCTCCAATCAATAATAATTTTGTGCGTGAAAAATCAATTGCTTCAACCAAATGCTTAAACAAAAAAATATCAACCATAGAAAATTCATCTACAATAATTACATCATGCGGTAATTTATTTTCTGAATTATATTCCCATCTCCCTGGTGGCATATAACACAATCCTCTATGAATTGTTTGCGCTTCTTTTCCTGTATATCCAGTTAGCACTTTGGCAGCTCTTCCTGTAGGTGCTAATAACATATATGATTTATGGTATGTATCAAGCAAATTTACAAATGCTTGTGTAGAACTGCTCTTTCCCGATCCAGCATAACCGACTAATAACACAATATTATGATCACACATATATTTTGATGTTTTACATTGTTCCTCTGTTAATGTAAATCCATCCAGTTCTTTAAATTGCTCCAGGTCATAATCCCATTTTATATTAGTTTGGACAGCCTCTTTAATCCTATTCGCAACATATTGCTCAGTGTCATAAGTTTCTTCCCTACATACGCACATGAGATCACGATTAAAAATTACATCATTATCGCCTTTTAGAATTACTCCTAAATTATTTTTTGCTTCTGGAACTAGGACATCAAACTTTCTTTTTAATTCCCCAACGTCCATATATGTATTTCCAGATATTTCATTCTCATCTAAGATGAAATCAACACATGCTTTCGCCCTTTGGTAAGATGTTACTAAATCGAATCCAAAATACAAGATTGGTTTTTCGCCTGTTTCGGCACATTTTTTTGCTTCTTTATCTAATGTCAAAAGCAGTGAATCAGCCGTTTTGAATCCAATTCCACCTAACCTGCACAAGCATTGATATGGTTCTTCTCGAAGCTTTTCTTTGATTTTATCTACAGATGTATATTTTTCATAAAGTTTTTTTACAACAGACATGTTAAATAATCCTTTAAACTCTTCTACAATATCTGCCAACTTAAAATTTTCAATAATTTTTCTTTTAATGACATTGAATGTATATTCTTTAATACCCTTTGTTTTGGATAAATCAATATCATCTAAACGATTATGAATAACTCTGTCAACAATATCTGGATATACCGCCAATAATGTATCTGTTTGATTTGGTGTTAAAATCTCGTATAAGAAATTCTTTGTCGCATCTAATGTTGTAGGCTTCTCTCGTTTCACATTTAAAACCTCGTATCCGACTCCATAGGAATCGGATACCTCCTTTGCCTTAACAGAATAATCTACACCAAGATTTAATTCGGAAATGTTTCCTTTAATAGTGACATTATTATATTTATTTACTTTAATATCTGGATAATCAAATGGGTTAATTGATACGCCATAGATTTTAAAGTTTTCAGAGTTGTAAACACATCGTTCTGGGACGCATTTAAATTCTACAATATTACTCAAATTATCCTCCTTAGTAAACCGTCCATTTTTTTACGATTTTTTCAGTTTCATCCGTTTTTACCCATGATCCATTTATTTTTTTCATTTTATTTTTTTCTCCAAATTCTTTTACATGGATTACATTATTTGTATCAAATGGATTTTCAATAAAAGATTTTCCAGATGTGATTTTAGTTTTTAAATATTCGCCGTTTTTGAGATCATAAAGTTGAAGATATGGTTTTGTTTTATCTTTGTAGAATTTGCACTCTATTACATAAAACATATTCTCTGGAGCACTTGGATTTTTGTATGTGATATTCCCGAGATATTCTTGTTCTTTTAATATTTGCTCTTTAACTGACAAAGATTTATTTTCAAACATTCCAATAAGCATTTTAACAAGTTTTCTTTTGTTAACCGCACTATATTGTTTTGGTGTTTCTTTCTCTGCACACTGTCTTACAATATTTTCATCAATTCCCATTGCTGCAATTTTATCTTTTTTAAATGTTTTACAAGTACCTAGTGAATTATACAGATCGATAATTTCAAGCAAATATTTATTTTTACCAAATTCAGAAAAGAAATTAAGAGTGGTAAGAATATGTAACTGTCGATCATCCACGGAAGTTTTGTTAATAATATCTATAAGCAAGTCGATAAAATTATCGTATTGATTTTTGGATAATTCATAAAGTTCATCAGCAATTTGATTATTGCAATATTTAATTGAACAAATTCCTTGATAAATCGTATTCTCATTTTTATCCATAAAATATTGTGCTTTTGATTTTCCGAATTTAACACCAGCAATATTAATCCCTTGTGACTTAATATACTCCTTGATATTTGACATTTTTTCATTATTATCAACATATACATTTAAAGCGGCTGTCAATAATTCAATTTTATGATAATAACGTAACCAACCAATAAATAAACCAATCATACTGTATGGAATCGAATGATTTCGAGAGAAGAGATAGTTTGATGCATCAGCGATAACAACAAGAAATGATTTAATAGCGCTTCTTGCTTCTTCTTCTGTCATCCCATATTTTTCTTGTGCTACAGCGATGAAACCTTTTATATATCGTGGATCTTTATCTCCATGAATATCAAGCATATAACCGCCATTTTCAATAACAGGGATGTCTGCTTCTGTACCAGTCTTCTTTGCGAAGTGTCTTCGAACAATATCTGCTTGTCCCATCGTAAATCCACAGAATTCATGTAAGAAATCAATGATTTGTTCCTGATATACTAAATATCCCAATGTCGGTTTTAAGAATTCATTCAACGCAGCATTTCCGTTATCGTTGTAAACACCAGCAAATAACTGTTCCCTATAAGATTCACCGGCAGGTCTAATTGCTCCACTAACCATAGCCATAATGTCAAGATATGAAATATTATCATTCTGTGCTTTAATATTTGCCAACGTTTCTTTGCTAAGTGTTCTTTTTAATGAATCACTTGCAAAACCGCTTTCAAACTGAAAAATTAATGTTGTGTCTTGAGCGATTGAATTAATAACATTTTCATCTGAGAAATTAATCTTATCTGGTGTCAAAAAATCAATTCCTGCAAGCTTACAAGCACCGTCAACTAAGCCAACGGCATTTAGCCCTAACAAATCTAGCTTGACAAAATTTAGTGAGTCTATTTCGTGCATGTCAATCTGACTTACAGGACGCGGATCAGAAGTAATTGATAAGGTTCCGAAATCATAACGAATATCCGTGGGACTACAAACAATACCTGCAGCATGTCTTCCTAAAGATGTCGTTGTGCCGATAACAATATCTACATATTTGAAAAGTTCCGGATATTTTTCTCTAATATCCTTTGGCATAAAATCATGCCCTTTTTCATCAACTTGTGTCAAATCAGATAATGTTTGAGTTTCTTCTGGTGTCATACCTAGCGCACGACCTACATCCTTAATAGCCCCTTTTAACTGAATCGTATTGAATGTAAGAATATTGCAACAATATAATCCTTCGCGGTTAAAAAGATATTCTCTTACTCGATATCTGTCCTCTGCATAAATATCTGTATCAACATCAGCAAGTGACATTCTCTCTGGATTCATAAATCGAGAAAAATTAAGATTGTACTTTACAGAATCTACATCTGTACAATTAATTAGATATGCTATTTCACTACCTGAAACAGATCCACGAGATGGGCCATAATGCATATTATTTTTTAAAAGCCAATTTTTATAATCAGAATCTAACAACATAAAATCAATTGCATCGTTATGTTCATATGTTTTTAGTTCCTCTTGAATTCTTGGAATGTATTCCGTCTTATAATTAGGAAACTTGTTTATGCCTCTTTTTTCTACACCTTCTACAATACGTTTTACAAATTCGCCTTTCGCGTCTTTATATAATCGTGGATATTTATTACTATAATCAAGTTCATATGATTCTATCTGATCGACAAAATCTACTGTCTCTTGGATCGCAGCCATATATACAAAATCTGGTAATGAGCATTGTTTTTTGAATGCTTCTACCATTTCATCTCCATTTTTCCAATTAAGATCACATTGATCCTCATCATGAAAAATAACTTTTTTAGATTGCTGCATAATTGCACGACCATCAGCATAATCTTGATTTAGAGCATGAACGTCATTTGTTGCAATAAGTTTCAATCCATATTCATTTGCTATTCTATATAAATATTGGTTATATCGAATTTGTAAGTCAAAATTGTGTGGCTGGATTTCTAACCAGCATCTGTGTTTATTTTCAACAATAAACTTTAAAAATTTTTCTTGTGCATCTTTTGTACCTTTACACAAAATACCACCGACGCAAGCAGTGCTAACTAAAATATTATCCGAAGTATTAATAAGTTCATCTAATGTAATTCGTGGATTGTAATAGAAATGTCCATCTTTACGATTAAACGATATTGAAGACAAATAATTCAATTCTAGCACACCTTGATAATTTTTAGCAAATAAACAACAATGATAATTGTCTCTCACTAAATTATTTTCATCAATTGTTTCAGTTACATAGAACTCCTCTGCATTAATGTATTTAATTCCAGCCTTTTCACAAGCTTGACGTTTAGCAATATTGTGTAACACCGCACCATGTTCCGTGAAAGCAATTGCAGTCATCCCATCTTTTACGGCTTGATCAATATATTTTTGAAATGGCACAACAGAATCTACTTCCAATCCGCTATATGGGTTAGAATCCATGCTATGTAAATGTATATGATTAAATGCTACCACTAAGCCACCTCTTATAAGCTATTAATGAAATCTATCAGTTCATCATCTTCTGTATTATTTGCTTTATTTAGAAACAATTCTTTCTGTTTTAAATACGAATCATATGGTTTATGTTTTTGCCTGGAATATCCTGAAAGAGTTGCCAACCTAAACTCATCTGCAGCAGTTACCTCCTGCCAAAAAGTTTTTTCATCATGTGTGTCACGATACTCTTCCTCTTTTTTATGGATATCACGAATCGTTGAAATGATGTCATTTTTTAAATCTGTAATCTTTTCTTCTGACAATGGAACCTGTACATAACAATCATGGATTTGGATCTTCTCTCTAACTTCGTCTGGCAGACATTCCACATCATTATCTAAAACCATTTTATCAACATATTCATCCAAATTTTCTTCATAACCAAAATATTTTAACCACATCTTTGCTGTATTGATCAGACTTTCTCCAATTGAATTTCTCTCAATGTAACGATCTTTTTTCTTCCCATTCTTCTGTTCAATTGTAACTGTCACATATTTGAGAAAATTCCATTCACACTCAATATTTTCAAGTGGAATATTGAGTAATTGGCGAATACCCTCTGCATATAAAACGAGCTGACCGCATTCTTTATTGATTTTTTCTCCACGATATAATGTAGAAGTTTTCCAGTCTAACACTCGTACTTTTGTTTTTTCTTTTTTATTCTCATCAAAATATTTTTCAACAACAAGCATATCAATATATCCTTGCATGTAAATATCATCAGAAATTTTAATTGTAATGAATTTTTCTACGAAATGAGGAGATGTGATCATATTATGATGTTTAAAGAAATGTCGAATACAATTTTCATATTTATCAGCAATTGCTTCATTCTTCTCAGAATCGCTACGATTATACTTTAGCTCTGCGCAATTCATTGTGAATAGACTATCTTCATATAGTTCTGCCATATCTTCATATTTGATCTGATCGGTATATAGCTGTTCAATAATTTCATGTACATTTCCGCCAGAAACACAGTAAATACTATTGGTACGATCTTCTGACTCATGAAGTACATATTTTAGAAAATATTCATATGTATCTTGCTTATAGCAATGATATCTAGACCAAGACCATAATGTATCCACATGGAGCGTATTGCATAACTCATTTAATTCTTGTTTTGTTTTTCTAGCCAATCTTTATATAATTTCCTTTCTTTTTCGTCATATACTGTTCTGTGTTTAAATAAAAAATTATAAATTTTATTCGGCATATCTGCTGGCGAATTTTTGCTACCTTTAGGTATTAAACCCCATTTATCATAGATATAACTTACTTTCCGGATCGGATAAAATTTTTCGCATTCTTTTCGAATATGGTTTATATCAATACCTTCATCTAAAGCAATCACTATTTCCACATCTAGACTGATTAGAATTCTAACTTGTTCATCTGTAATTTCACAATTTCCTAATGAAGATCCTGTATTGTCAAGTCTTGACGCTCTTTTCAATGTTGATTTCTCAGCTTCAAATACTACAATATAACCTGCTTCTTGAATATATTTATAATTTTCATTTAATCCATATATATTAATTCCTTTAGAAAATGGAATGATTCCAAAATATTTTGGGATATCCAATAATTCATATTTAGGGACTGTAGTTCTTCCAACAATCCCCAAATACTCATTTTCATCACCATCCCATTTTCTCCAAGGAATAATAATTCTACGTTTATCATAAGAATAACCTATATTAAAACGCTTGCATGTATCAGGCATAATACCTTCTCGTACCCATCCAATATATGGCAAATTTACATATTCTTTTAAACATGAATCATCATATAGAGGAACGTCTTTATTGATTATTCTTTTTGTTCTTTTTACTTTTTTGAAAATAGCTAATGGGTCTTTTGTAACATTCTCTTTCTCATTTCTTTTGAACGAATACTTTAACCCTAAAATACTATGTATGTATTTATTCGCTTGACCAAAAGACATATTTTTTAACGTCATAACAAGCGTAAAGATATCTCCATGTGCATTTTGATCTGAACTTCGAATTGCAATAGATAATGTATCCTTCTTTACAGATACCGCTGTTTTGTTTATTCCATTTGGTAAAGCGGCTCGCCATTCTTTTGGATATTCTTTTATTGAATGACACTCTAAGGATTCTAAAATTTGTTCTACACAATTATTTTCAATAATGTATTCTTTTAATTTATCCGCATTAATTGTACTCACCGCCTTACTCAATATTAAAAATCAACTGGAACAGATGTAAATCCAACCTCTTTTAATAGGTTTCTGCTCATATCATGTTCGCACACAATTTGGATGCTATTGGCAGCTCCTTCTCTATTTTTTACAATGAAAATAAGTTGATAATGTTTATCATGATCCAATTTGACTGGAATCTTAGATTTATTATTTTTGCCATCAAGCCTATATACTTTTAATGCATTCTTTTCGCCAGTATATTCATCCTCAAACACATCACGCAACATTAGACATGTACTTGCTGGATCAATGATTGATTTTGCCATACCAATGTTATCCTGACTATAAAATCTTTGTCTTGCAGATGATTTTGCCAACTGAAATGTGATGGTAATATGCACGTTTTTACCACCTTCTGCTTTTACAGTGTCATAGATATCAACCATGTTCTGTTGCATATCTAACCACATACGATCAGACCGACTACCGGCATCAGCTTTATATGTATCAAGAATAAAATACTTTACACCAAGACTAGCATATTTTTTTATTACTCTAATCGCTTTCTGTGTTTCATATCTCGCAAATGGAATAATAGTTAACATATTATTCTCTGATTTTTCGGCAATCCAATCTGCACACTTATACAAAAGTTCTTTAACTTCGTCAGAGAATTTTCCATCCCTAACAACAAATTTTTGCAGATCTGTCTTGTAAATATTATTTGCAACCCAAACAATAAGTTCTCGCTGCCACTTAGCTTTTCCTTCCTCGTTAACTAAAATAACAAGTCGTTCACCGTATTTAACAGCACTTGGAATTAGCATTGTTCTTGTCAATGTGGTTTTACCCATATTGGATAATCCACCAACTAAAGTAATATTGCCTGGAAGCTGTCCACCCGTCTCTTTTGTTAGTATTGGCATGTTATCGTATGGTAATCCTACTGCAATACCTTCATTCAATCGTTCAATGAGATCATAAATACCATCTGATAAAGAATAAGACATAACATCTTCTTCAGCGTTAATAAAGATATGATTGAGAAGTGCATCGTATTCTTTATATATTTCATCCAATGACATATCAACAAATTCTTTGATACGATCAGTTACAGGAAACCCTGATGCAATCATTCTGATGACAGTTTCCCATTTTTTTAGTTCATTTACATATCCTGAAATATTGCTTGTCTTGATATACTCAGTTGCTTTGTCAATCGTGTCATATCCACCATATTCATCATATTTTTGCTTTAATTTTGAATGCTTTTCTAGATATAACCCAACTGTAATATCATCTAGAACCGATTTCTTTTCTTTAACAATGATATCGTATGCGATTTGCCAATATACTCTCCAAGTATTTTCAGAAAAATCTTCCAATTTTAGTTGGTAATCATACATTAACTCAGGTTTCTTATAAAAAATGCTAACGATATTTGCTTCACAGGCAACTTTATATTCTTTAACCTGTTTGGCGCATTTTAGTTTTTCTTCTTGGTATGGAGTTAGTTTTTTCTTTTCTGCCAATATTTAATTCTCCTAAAACAAACTCTTCATCTTTTCTGATACTTCTGTTGTTTTGGGCGTATACATTGCACCTTCATATACTTGATTTTTAAAGTCCTTATCCGCTACACGCTCTTGTACTTTTTTAGTATTTTGAAGTCTCAGATAAACATCGTTAATTTCCGGTTCGATCATTTTTATAATAAGATTAATCCTATGACCTTCCCCATTGATTTTTGCTTCGTTATCATGTAAATATTTTACAATCTTATTCTTGTTTAATTTAAACGCACACAAAATTGTAAAATCATCATATGATGCAGATGCCCTAATGTTTTTATTTGCAATATGTTCACCTTTTTTAAGACCTTGCAATTTAAGTGCAAGATATTTTGGAAATTTCATATTTTCGTCATACTCTAAGATTTCTCTTTTTACATAATCGCATAACTCGTTCCAGGAACTTTTTTCTTCTTTTTTCTTTGCCATATAGATCTCCTATAAATTTTCTCCGGCAGAGATAATCCACCGGAGAAATTATGTATTACGCTAACTGAAGTTTTGCAAAGTCAATTAGCTCAGTAAGTACTTCAGGAGTCTGCATTTCTAGCTCTTTAATAGATACACCTTTATCTTTCATGAGCTTATTTACTTTGAGTAGTGTATCTTTGTCTTTGAATGTTTTGAGAATATCTTTGAATTCCGCTGCGAGAGCTTCAGATTTGTCTGCCTGATCAATCATAGATTCTGTAGAAGTTTTAAGATCGTTCTTATAAGATGTGGTATTTGTCTCCAGACCATTCATAGAATCATAATAGTCTTTCCAAATATCGAAGCATGGATTTTCGATCTGCTGACCTACTTTTGTCACGTTAGTTCTGTCTTTAATAACTTCTGCCCAGAATGACACGCTGCCATCTTTTTCTTTCTTAGTATAATGTCTAAGAATTGTATCGTAATCGAATTTTACAGATTTATGCATATCTGGTTTATATCCAATTACTTTTTTTCCATCATCATCTTTGAGTTCAATTTCCTGAGCCACAGATACAACATGAGTACCTTTGGAAGAAAGGTCGATTTTAGCCTGCTGTAGCTTCATGTTGATAATCTTGATACGGCCCCACTGTTTTACACTGATACCGGCATCATCAACATCGCCACCTTTTTTTCGTGCTCTTCTTTCCTCAACTTCTGTTGCACCAATCTGCATGGTGTTATAAAATTTTGTTTCGGAGTCAATGGATAATGTCTCGATCTGTCCATCGTATTCTCCGTTGATAAAATCATCAAGATCGCTCTCTAACTCATCAAGATCTGATGTATTATCTACCATAACCAGATTATTATATGTTTTGCCATTATTCAGTTCAATATCTTTGCCCTCATAATGAGCAATACCTGTCTCTGAGTCAATACATGCTACTTTCGGGAATGTGAGCTGGAATGTTGATTTTCCAGATCCAGACTCTCCATAACTTAGAAATTTTCCTCCAATTTTGGTCGCTCTTGCTTTTCTGAATGACATTTATTTTCCTCCAATTTTATATTATTTTTTTATCCGTCTTGCCAATTTTAATATTTGGCAAGACGTTTTATTTACTTAGGCCATATCTGCTAACATTTTTACCAGTTCATCATCTTCATCCGTCATTTCAGAAGAATCAGATGTAGAATCTGTGTCACCACTATCTTCTCCAGCAGCAAGAAGTGCTTGCTCATAGAAGATTAGGTCATCTTCTTCATATTTTCCTTCTTCAAAAGCCACTGTAGGCTTTCTATCATCACCTTGTCCGACATAAACGATATCTGGTTTAACGACAATCATTCTTCTTTCACGATTACCACCACCAACGGCAATTTTCTTTACTGCTTCGTCCTCAGAATAAACACCCATTTCGATCAACTCTTTGATATCATCTGGGATATCATCCTTGGTAATAGTCACTGTAGTTCCACCTTCTACAAGTTTTCCTGCTACAGTGATTTCGTTAACTTGTCCTTTTTTCTTAGGATCAAAAAATCTTTTAATCATTTTTGCAGTGATTTCCGGATTTTCATTGACTTCAATTTCGAATGTTTTTGGAAATACAACATTCTTTTTAACTTCCACTTTTTTGCCGTCAACTTTTGGTTTTCCAACATAGTCAACAACATAAGCATCTAGCTCAATTGTTCCTTTTTCTTCCAGTGTTTTACCAATACATTTTGGCTCAATAAGAATTGTTTGAGAAAACGTTGCTTTAAAATCGTTTTCATCTTCTACTTTAGAAAGAACGATAGAAGTGATATCTTTTTTTACAGATACGTTTCCGTCATATTCGCTATATCCAAGATTACCTTTTACATTTACTACAACATTATCTTCTAGATATTCGTCGAGGTATTCTACCGCGTCATACGCCTGTATAAATTTTTTATAAACGGTTTTACCATGCACATCTTTTTCAACTCCAACAGTAATTAGAGATGTGTCCGCCACAGTATCGAGAATTGATTCATCAAGACGATCTTCCCATGCAATCTCTACAGATTTACTCTTCCCATTTTCATCTTTATCATCTTTGCTGTATGCTCTAATGGTAGATTCATTGTCAGGAAAAAATCCGCTTCTCATCTCTGAATAGACTACATTGCCATTACCGCAATCAACGCCGATATACATGCTGTTATCTGTCCAACCAGAATCATATGTATTATTGAGGTTGAATGATTTATCGGTACGTTTTACTCTACCGATTAAATTGAAAGATGCTTTTCCTTTTTTTAGTGCTTTTGGTTCTTTAGTTTTAGCCAAAACTTTGTCCTCCTAAAATTAAAATTTATATTATTGTTAAATAAAACAATCTATTTTAACGCCCAATACATGGACGGAACACAGAATTAAATCTATGTTTAACTATGTAAACAGTGATTCAGGGCGCACAAACCCAAGGTATGCTGTTAGCCACCTCAAAATTTATCTATTCTGTTTTCGAAAATATTTGAAAATTTGGAATTTATTGGCTGAATAGCCTAGATTAATTATTTAAGAAATTTCTGATGTCATCCATCATTTTGTCTGCTTCATCGAGATAATATCTATATGTGTCTTTACCATCGTAATACTCAAAGTATGGAATTGGTTTTTCTTCTTCATCACACACATAACCTAATTCTGAATATCCATCAAAATATACAGATACATGCTTATTCTTATAATCAATGGTAAATCTAATAATTGCCCCAGCAAATGGTGGAATAATTTTTACATCCCATTCCTTATCGAAATGAAATGTTGGTAATCTATTAGCCCATCCTCTGAAATCATGAATCTGCTCTACTTTTGGCAGAATTAATGTCTTATTTAGATACTCTTCCATGTTTATCATTTTTTCTCTCTTTCTTCATCTCTAATTCTTGTGTTGCATCTATGTTATACACAAAACGCTTTGTAGTGAAGTGATTTCGATTTGTAATGTCACATGATAAATGACACTCATCGAACTGCAAATTTGTTATTTTGGCATCTGCTGGGATATCTGCTCCAGGCATACTACTCGCAACACTACAATAAACACGACGTCCACTATAATTTTGATATTTTTTACAGTAATCTTTCCAATCGTTAATTAATTCCAATTTTGCTTGATGATCCTTAATATTATTCTCTCCATCGACTGAAAGATTTGTTTCGATAATTTTTACCATTTTTCATTACCTACCGTCATTCAATATTATCCAATTGTCGAAACTTTTGGAAACGTGTCAAGATCTCTTTTTGTTGTCGTCCAAACGGGAGTCTGTCTTAATTCCTTTTGTCCATCCTGATAACCAGCTTCATATGTCTTATTCAAAAGCTCTTCAAGATCAGTTTTCTTAATAACAATCTTATTATTCGGATCATCCTTATCTGGTTTAAAATCGTAAAATACAATTGGCTTCATTTTTCTTATTCTCCTTTGACTATTGAAATATTTTGGAATTTTGCTATAATACCAATACAGGTTATAGCAGCCAAGTTTACCGCATACTGACTCAATAGCACGGCTATACCTGGGTTATATCAAATAACTCATGCGGTAGCACAATTGTAAGTTGTGCGACAAGAATAAGTGAAAAACATATCTAGCCCGTTCTGGGCAAATACTTTTCCTGTTTTGAAAATATCTTACAGGAAGGAGGGTAGAATTTAGATTGTACGATTTTGTAATTTTATGTGCAATCATTGGTATTGTGCTTTGCTATGTAGCAAAAATCATCACAGTATATTGGATCTGCAAGCATCCAAAACTGTCTGATGAAAAAGTTAAATACTTAACCAGCATGATCTCCAAACCACACGATTTATCATTTCTAAAAGATCTGATTAAGCGTTCATAATTTCATATCCACCTATTGTATTCATACTAGACTTGTTTGTATATTCATTTATTCTCCTTTTAATTCAATATTCTTTATCGTGGTCGAGTCTTGTGTATCCACTCACAGGATTCGACCTTTTTGCACTTCCACATGAGGTTATTTTCTTAATCTAAAATCACATCTCCTGCAGAGATAAGTCCATATGCTTTTTTGATTGAGTTTTCGTCTAATACATATCTTTCACCTGCCATTTTCATTTCTTCATTAATACTATTAACAGAAAGTATTAGTTTTTCTTTTGCTACTTCCTTATTCTCTGCACAAACAACGATTTTTTTAATTAACGGACTTTTCTTCCATCTACCGTCAAGGTCATGCCATTCCATGTTTGCAATTCCAGTATAAAAGTCTATTGCCGCTGAATCTTCTTCCTCTTCATCGTATTCTCCATATTCACATGTATCGCAAGTGGAAAAATATTTGTCATGGACTTTGCAGCATTCTGGTCTATTATCTTCACCATTAAAAACAACCACATCCGCTATAGGTTGACACAAAATCACTCGATCAAATCTTGTCCTATCCTTTTTAGACATATTATTCCATTTTTCCAAAAGCAAATCTGCATCTACTAATCTCATAACTACTTCCTTTCTTAAAAACTTATGAAATTAACTTTTCATTAAGTCAAATGATACAATCATCCATTATATTCCTTCAGAAAAGTAAAGTGGATCATACTGGACTTGAACCAGTGACTTCCCAGTTATGAGCTGGGCGTTCTAACCTACTGAACTAATGATCCTGGTCGCACCATGAAGCGAAGCCATGCACGACCTCCAATGGATTAGCCTTTCATAATACCTTTTCGCTACGTTTAGTTACACAAAACATACGATTTTTGTGTTGCGATATTCTTTTACTTCAAACTAAACAAAGTTGCATACTTCATGGTGCTAAATACTGGCGGTGGGACTCGAACCCACATATCTGTGATCCTGGTGTTTGAAGCCAGTGCGTATGCCAATTCCGCCACGTCAGCATGTGTGCGATAGTTACTTCATCCGTTTAGGACGTTTCCTAACAAAGATGCTGATCCCAACCCATCGCGTAAGTGATCAGTTATTACAAGGGAGGCTTGTATTGCGATACATGATAAGTTTTATGTCTTTCATGCTTGGACAATTATTGATTCTCTAACAAAAAATCACAGCTAACGTGATAAACAAGAAAATCAAAATGATTCCGCATGATACTCCAAAACTTACATCCTCTCCCCATCGTTTTTCAACATAAGCAATAATTTTATCATATGATTTTGCGATAAATGTCATTCCAAATACAGACACAACTGCAATCGCAACATCTAATACTAACTTTAAAAATAACATTAACCAATATTCATTCATATGTACATTCTCCTTCTAAAACTGTCGAAAATTAAATCTTTCACCACACTTTGTACAAATAATTGTTCCAAATTCAACTTCTGCAAATTCTTGAAATTCATACTTGAATTGACCGTTAGAATATCTAACTGTCTGATGCTTGTTTCTCATATGGTTCATCACCCATATATTAATCATTGATTCTTCATCCTTTGAAATTGTGAATCCTCGATTTAATTCTTCCTGCATTGCTTCGCATTTACTTTTCATCATCTGCAATTCAGAATCTTTATAGGCTTCTTCCCTTAGTCTTTTATTCTCTTCTCTTAATCGAGCAATTTCTTCATCACGCTTTTTCAATCCGTCCCCAACATTTTTAACAATATAAGGCGTTTGATCTTCTTTATTAGCGATTTGACAAAGGATCTCATTAATATTTTTATCTATTGTTTTATTCTCCAATCTCTTCATTTAGCCACTGAATACAATCTTCAATTGCCTCATCTCTATACTCAAAATGTTTTTTAGACGGTGATTGCCAAACGAGATTTCCAGCCAAACATAAATTTTCATCCAAAATATCAGCTGTTGATTTGATATCTAATCGAACCAAATATTCGGCTAGTTCACTAACTGGCATAATTCTTAAGCTATCCAAATTTCGCATCCTTACACCTCCATATTCTCTCTTGTTGTATAGTGTTATTTCAATTAATACTCTGTGCAGCTATTACACCGCACAGAGTAAAATATATTATTTTTTCTTAGCTGCTTTTAATAAATCTAATTTCTTCTGAAGTTCTTCATCTTTCATTCTCTTATCTAAACGTTTCATATGAACATCAGCAGAGTTTTCATACGCGATTCTTGTACCGTCAGCTTGTTCTTTTGTTTTCTGGACACCTTCGCGCACTTTCTCAAGTATCTTGTTTTCTTCCTGCGTTGATGTATTTGGAATAGAGTGTAAAGATTTCACAGTTTCGGCAGCCTCGAGTGTGAATACTGCTTTATCTTTTTCTACTTTTAAAGATTTGATTTCTTCCTGTAGAGCTGTCAAATTTTCTTTCTGTACATCTCTATTCTCTTTTAATTCCTTTAGCGTTGTTTTAATCGTTTCGATTTTGTCTGTGACTTCCTGTTGTTTCGCTAAATATACTTTTGCACTTTCATCATCGTTTCTGTCAATACAAGAAGCAACACTAAGATCCATCTGCATATTCTCTTTTTGTAACTGTCTTAATTGTGTTTCATAATTCTGGATTTTACCTTCAATTTGAGTATATAAAGAATTTGCTTTTATATAACTATCTTCTTTTTTGGAGATTATAGAATTATAATACGCTTTAGCTCCATCTGGAGTAGACGCATCATTGCTAATCATTTCATCAGCAGTTCCTGATGCTCTCATTTTTAATCTCTTACCAGTTTTAGTTGTTGTAAAAAACACAATAACCGCGACTACAAGGATTACGATAATCAATACTGTCATAGTTAATCCCTACCTTCGTCAATATCAAGTCCAAAGTTTTTGAATAGTTCTGTCATACCACCCATATAACCAGATCCAAGAGCCTGGAATTTGAATCCATCACCATATTTATAAAGTCTACCCATCTCAACGGCATTGAGCTTTTCAAAGTTTTCATTTTCAGATAGGTCATATTCCCACTTTGTTGTCGGATTGTCATAATCACAGATCATCATAGTTGCGTTATTAACCATTCCAAAATTCTGTAGTCTCTGTACAGCTCTGAAAATAGTAAGGCAAATTGTGAAGTCTGTTCTATCTGATGGAAATGTATCTGCATGAATAATAAAATATTCATCATAATGATGTCCGTCAAAAGTAATTCCCTGAGAATCGTCACCCGTAAGATTGTCTCCAGAATATTCTACCCACGGATATCCACTACCATCACCATATGTATTATAGTTTACAATATCTTTTGGATAAGCTACTTTTCGATCTGAATTTGTAAGAAATCCGTTAATATCAAAATCAATATCTGATTCACCTGCATAACGATTCTGATCCCAATTCACACCAATGAAAAAATTTTTGATTGCAGTTCCATCTTCTTTTGTCATACTAATTTTCTGATTTTTGCTCATATTAATTACGTTTGCCATAATTATGTATTCTCCTTTTTTACTATTATTTATTATTTAGCCAATCTTTATATTGTCTTAGAAGTTCTGTATACAATTCTTCATCTGTCATTTTGTTCATGTCTTCTACTGCAGTAAATCCGGTATTATCGCATTTTCTACTCTTCATATTATCTAGAGATTTTAGATAACTAAAGCTTTCATTACCAATTCCAACAAACTGTACAAACATATTGTAATTAGAAAGCTCTTTCACAATTTTATTTGTTTCTCCTGTATCCCAATTTTCACCATCTGTAATAAAAATGATAAATGCTGGAATTGTACTTGGCTCAATGTCCTTATAATAGGAAACAATATCTTTCAAGACTGGAGCATAATTAGTTCCACCCATACTCATACGAGAATTCATCATAATTTTTCGAACATAGTTCTTATAATTATCAATTGTCACTGGTTTCAAAGAATCAAAATCATTTGAAAATAGCCAAGATTCTAACTCCCCATTATCATCAAATTTAAGAGCGATTGGCAAAAGCCTTGTAATTACATCTTGTACAGATCCGTTTCTAAAAAGATTACTCATACTTCCAGAGTAGTCCATAGCGAGCGCAACCCTTGCTTGATGCTTGGTCATATCAATCTTGCTTGATTTCGACATATTAATTAGCACATTATTTAGATTTTCTGCTGACTTAGACATGTCAATTACAACTGGCTGCGCTGCATTTTCTTCATGTACCACAGCGGATGTATTATTCGCCATAGTATTTGTTGTTGTAGTCTTTTTTCCAAAAAGTTTGTCAAATAGTCCCATGATTTTTATTCTCTCCTTTGGTAAATAATTTTCGAATGACATCAACCACGATTACCGTGAGTGATAGTCCAATGATTGCGATCCACTGACTCATATTCATTGCTGTTACCTGGATAAGTCCACCGAGTACATTACATAAGGCAATAGTTCCAAGTACAATACCTGCTGCAATATATACAAATGTTTTATTGTTTTTCAGTCCATTGAGCAAATTAATATGTTCTGTACGAATGCCAAATCCATTGCATACAGACATGATGCAAAGCATTGCAAATCTTGCAGTCATAGCTTCGACATCTGTTGTAAATAATTTTGATACTGGTGAAAACATAAGAATTCCATATAGTACAATAAATGTTACTGTGCTAATAGCAATTCGTTTCTTTGCACCTAGAATAAACAATCCAGAACCCTTCTTAATTGGATTCTCTGTCATATATTCAGCTTTCGGAGGTTCACCGCCAAATGATAATGAATTAAGTGAGTCCATGATAATATTGATAATCAGAATCTGAACGGAAGCTAGTAATACTCCGCCAGATAAAATAGGAAATAGAATACTTAAAATAAGAAGTGAAAAGTTAATTGGCAACTGAAACTCCAAAAACATCATGATATCGTGCATAAATGTTCTGCCAAGTTCCACACCTCTAATAATACTTGCGAAGTTATTGTCTGTTAGAATAATATCGGATGCTTCTTTTGCTACATCAGATCCAGCATTCATACCGAAACCTACATCAGCTCGTTTTAATGCTGGACTATCATTAACCCCGTCACCTGTCATAGCTACTGATCTACCAAGCTCCTGTGCTAATGTTACAAGTCTTAGTTTTGTATTAGGTGAGCATCTGGAAATTACTCGAAGTACAGGAATAATTTTCTTGACTTCATCGTCAGACATCGCTTCAAACTGTACGTTTGTAAGGGCAAGATCACCTTCTTTATAAATGCCAGCTTCCGTAGCAACGGCTACTGCAGTTTCATGACAATCACCGGTAATCTCGACAACCTGAATTCCAGCTTCATGAGCGACCTGCACAGCCTTTGGAACCTCTTTTCTTACTGGGTCAATGACACCGATGATTCCGAGAAGTACCATGTTGTCTGGTAATGTATTCTCCACCAGCGGTGAATTAGAAAATGTAAGAGCGATACAACGCATAGACTTTTCAGTTAAAGCCTTAATTTTGTCATACAGCTTTTTCTTGTCATCCCCACCAAATGGAATGGCTTCTAAATCTAGCCAATGCGTACAATGCTCAATCAGTTTTTCAGGTGCTCCTTTATAATATGTAAACGATTCGCCCCAGTTATATTTGCTCTCAAAAGCAGAATATTTATTTTCACTACTAAAAGTTTGCTTCTGAACTAATGGATACTTTCCAAAAATATCTTCACAATCTTTTGGATTAACAAGACTTAAAACTGCTCTGTCAATGGAATTTCCACCTGTGATATTATTCTCTGAATCATATGTAGCACTGTTGTTTAAGCAAATATTATTTACAATATTTTTCCAAAGATCAGAACCATGATCTACTTCATTACCTTGTCCATCAATAATAGTTACAGGCGTCATAACACCAGTCGTAAGCGTCCCTGTTTTATCAGTACAAATAAGATCAACGTATGCTAACTCAGGAATCTTATTAGGATTTTTAGCAAGAATGTTGAACTGTTCCATTGTCTTAACATTCTGTTTTGTAACAAGCTTGATAATTAATGGAAGTCCTTCTGGAACAGCAGCTACAATGATTGTTAGAGCAACCGAAATGTTCTGTGCAATCTTTTGGATAACTTCTAGCACACCACCATTGATATATTCTCTTAATCCAATATACGCAATGTCCGTTACCATCAGTGCAATAAACGTGACGACTGCAGCAATCGTTCCATATCTCGAAATTGTATCACAAAGTTTATCGATCGCAATCTGAAGTGCTGTTTTAGGTGGCTCAAGTGTCTGCATTTTTACAAGTGTGTCACCATTTATGGTGTTTACGCCAACTTCTCCTACGATCATCTTTCCTTCGCCAGACAGAATCGTTGTTCCAGCAAATAAGCTATTTTGATTCGTAAAATCATCGGTGGATGTTGATTTTTTGTATACATAACCATTAATTGGAATTTTCTGACATTCTTTACTTTCTCCGTTGATAGCAGCATTGCTTACAGAAATTTTACCCTCAATAATATATCCATCCGCGTAAATTTCCTGTCCAGTTCCAATACAAACTACATCACCAACAACTAAATTATCTTTGTTGATTGTCTGAACTTGCCCATCTCTGATAACATCACAATACCTAGTTGATGTCTTTGCTCTTAGTTCTTGTGTTGATTTTTGAATACCAAGCGCCATTTTTACACCAATATATGTACATAATGAAATAACTAAAATCACCATGATTGGTTCTGAAAATGATGCCAATCCAAATACTGCAGCGAAAATCTCATATGCAGATAACGCTAATAACAGCATCAGCGTTTTATCACCAAAGATATTTTCAATCGCAAATTCATACCACTTTTTAAGTTTTGGCTCTGGTAGTTTGTTTGAGCCATATTTTTCCCGACTCATTTTTACTTGTTCGTTTGTTAGTCCTTTCAATTTTACACTCCTTTTCTATTTGTTTTAGAACATTTATAACAAAGCGGTTAAAAAAATAATAAACCGTTTGATATCTAATTATTCTCTACATATGCTCTCCAATATTGCTTATCTTTAATTTAATATCGTCAAGCTTCATATCGTTTTTTATACTATGTATGTCTTTCCAAATATCATATCCAGATTCATTCTCACCACAGTAATAATGTTTCTCCCCATTAACTATTCTCCAATACTTCCTATTTGTTTTGTAGTAAACTCCATCTTTCTCGAATTCTTCTTTTGTGTACGAAGCAATTATTTTATCATTGATGGGAAAACTAATCTCTACGAAATCTATTCCATCAGCATTAATGCTGTCCATATACTCTAACAATTCTTTCATTTACTCATTCTCCATCTCATATGGTGTATATTCATAAGGTTTTCTGTATTCCAAAATCCTATATACCCTGTCAGAAAAATCATGCAGCCAAGTTTCTAAATCTGCATTGCATCCTCATGTATCTCACCTCGCCTTATCACATTCATGAAAATCTAAAAGCATCTGATATTTATATTCTCCAAACCTTTTCTTCCAACGTTCCTTAGATTTTTCTGTTGTCCAATTAAAAGGCATCATGTGATAGTTAATTAGAAAACATGCGTCAATAATGTCATAATGATAGATTTCGTTTAGAGTAGTTAAAGCAACATAACTTCCGATTGAATCATGACCAAGATAATGAGCAATGCTGAGTTCGTCAAACGTCTGACAATACAGTTTTCCAATATCATGAATCATTGATCCTATTTGGAAACTTATCGGATATTTTTTATCTCGGAATAATTCATATGTATTATTACTATGTTCGTACAAATTCATAGTATGGTGTGGATTCTTTTGATCAAAGTTGTCCATTTTTGAAAGAAAATCTGCTGCTATTTTTTTGTTTCCTTCATCAAAATTACATCTTTTAATCAAATCCCAACCCTCTTCGTAAAATACAATCTGAAACTTTCGAAGTTGTTTATCCAATACTTCTTCTGGCACTGGATGTGGTCTATTCAGATTATCAGCCTTGCATTGCTCAAATGGTTTTGGAATCAAATAAGCAACCTTATGGCAATCAATTCCTTTTACATTCTCAAGAATTGCACGTCTTGATTTCATAGTAATGTTTGTAGCATCAGCAATCACATTAATATTATTCTCTAATGCCTCACGGATTCTTTTGTGAAATATTTTAAATACTTCTTCATTGTGATCCTGATTCTCATAATCGCCAGTTAATTCTTTTCTGACCGAATTTGATGATACAATAACTGTATTTTCATGTTCCTGTGCTAATTGCTTGGCAATGGTAGATTTCCCGCTTCCACTCAGCCCGCACATAACCCAAAGCGTAGGTTTATTCATCCAATTCTCCTATCCATTGTGTTTTAATAAATATTCTCGACTGACATTTTTAAAACTCTGCTGCCCGTCCTGAGATCTATAGACGTATCCTTCTCTTCTAACTTTTGGATTAATCTCACTATATCCATCAGCTTCTAGTTTCATTTCTTCCATTGTTTTAGGTAAATAATATTCTGTAGAAATAATCGGCACATGTAACAGATTATTACCATCACAAAAATCTGCCATCTCTTTCGTCCCTACACGATTGCCTTCAATAATAAGATTAAATACATATAACCTATTCTCTTTAAATTTATATGGATTACCCTGTACGCCTCCGACTCCTTCACCCTGTAGCACAACTCGATCATAATTATTCTCAATTGCCAATTTTGTTAATACGCTTTCAATACCGTATTTATCAGCAAGCTCCCAATAAATATTAGAGTCGTGATAGCATTCCTGATTTTTATCTGCTTGTCTGACATTTCTGCTACAAACAATAAATTCGAATTTATCCTTACCTTTCTTCTGCCGGTCTATAGCGAATGTACAGGAAGTACCATCTAATTTTTCTGTCTTAATCCATGGATTTTTATTCTGCAAGTAAAAAGGAGCATTTTCAATTCTCGTTTCGTCGGTTTTAACAATCCATTTTGGAAACTCCTTTGGATTATCACGTTTCTTTCCAAGAAAGAAGAATAATAATTTCTTCCCCCACTCACGTTTCATTAACCATCTAAACCATTTTTTCTTTGCGAGATTTTTATGGCGAGCTGCCATAGATTTGAATTTTGCATTGTGATCAATAGAATTGCTTTTTCGTTTGACATCTTCTTCAGAAGAATATGTAATTTTTAGATCTTTGCTGACATCATCACCAATATTTTTTCCATCTAGTTCTGGAAATAGAGATAATGGAAGTGCTAATCCTTGACTAATTACTTTAAACTTTCCAAGTTTCATCGTCTTGACTTTGTATTTCTTGTTTGCCAGAAACTCGAAACGTTCATCATTTTCAGGACACTTGCTATCAATTTCAATATAAACTGCTAAATCACCAGTCTGAAACTCACCTTTCTTTGCTACACAAACCCACCCCAAAACTCCAATAAGTTCAATATTATCAGCTCCCTCTATCGGCTTAATCCACTCAATCTTTTCTACGTGTGCTAATGCTCTTTCTTTATTTTCCAAGTTCCTCTTACCTTAGTAAGTAGTGCGCACTTTATCCTATAGGAACTTTTCTATTTTTCCTTTCTTATTTAATCTTCTAATTTGTTACCTTTTGCTTCATTACAAGGCTTACACATTGTTTGATAGTTACTAATATCATCAATCCCACCTTTTGAACGTGGTAAAATATGATCTTTTGTCATTAATATTTCATCACCATTATCATCAACTGCATACAAATTCAGATGATAACTTTTATCCTGCAAATGCCTTTCTTTCGCAAAATATTGTCCTTCAATTCCACAAACTGAGCATTTACAGCCTTTTGTAAAAAATGTCTGATATCGTTTACTATTACCTTTAATCAAATCTCCATCAAAATCAACTTTTGCATTTCGCTTGTCTTTTTCAAACAAAACATCTTTAACCTTACTGTGTACATATTCTATGGAATATGTGGACTTTCTGATAAGATCATCATGTTTTGGTTTAATCTTATGCAGCCTAACATCTCTATTTGAAATAAAAATGTTTTCTACATTTTCTTTGCTCAATAAGTCAGTCAAATCTCTTACTGTGCGAATTTTATTGGGAATAGAAATAGTACTGCCGTTCCATTTAATTTCTGTAATCTCTGTATCAAGAGTAGGTGACAATGGATTATTACTCTTTGGAAATTCTGTTTGTAAAAAATCTTCAATTGTTTTAAAGTGTTGAGATAATATTTTATCTTCTACTTTGTAACAAATTTTTAATCCTCGTTGTGCTTTAAACATAGCAACATCTCCTTCAAATTTTTATTATCACCTATATATTCTCTTCTTCTTTCAACCAAACTACAGAACTACAAACACTACATCTTTCATAGAAGATGGAATCATGAATGTATTTTTCTTATGCGTAACCTCGTACTCTTCCTTACCATCTTCATTTGTTACAACGCTTGCTGTAAGAATCTTTCCTTTTTTAATCTTTACACTATCTTCTTTTTGATCTTTGAAGACAACATCTTTAATAAATTTAATTGTCATAATGTTTATTCTATCCTTCTATTGAAAGAAAAAATTCAAATTATAAATTATTAACAAACTTCATTAATTCTTTAACTTTACTATGCGGAACAGACACAGTTACATCTTCATATAAATCAAGATGGCTTAAATACTCGATGATTTCTTTCTGTTCTTCTACCCAATTAAGTCCATTTGATTCATACAAATCACGCAATGACCATTCAAGATAATCTCCATCATTGATTGTATTCGCATTTTTTGCATAATATTCGTCTGTATAGGAGTAATCTTCCACATTAACTTCTCCCATTACCTCACTGTATTTTCCATCTAATTCACCACATGATATTTCTTTCGGAAATACTTCCATTAATTTATCATATGAAGATTTTTTGATCCAAATATTATCTTCATATGTACTTCCTGAATAATATCCTTCAGCGAATAAATTTATATTAACTAATTCCATAATTATTTCCTCCTAATATCTATACAATTCTTCATATCTTGGATCTACAAATAACTCTTCTTTTGGTCTTGGATTTTTCAAATTATTATCTAGGACACTTAACTCACCACCGTAATAACCATTCCAAGAACCACAACCCCAAAGTTCTAATCGTCCTTTATGAGTAATAGAAACAATTCTATAAGCTGGCTTGTCACAACATTGCCAGTAACTAACGACAAAACAATTATCTTTTGTTACATTCTTCAGATGTTTCGGTACTTCAGACCAAAGATGACATTCGTTATTAATCTCTTCTAATGTTTTACCGCCATTAAGCATCTCATTAGCTTTTTCTGATTTTCTGTGCGACTCTTCATGTTCCAAACACCATTCTTCTAAACTAAACAATTCACCGCAGTAATCGCATATATATCTAATTACTTTCTCCATAATTTATTTCACCACTGCTAAATTCCCACATTTCGGACATACTAAAAGTTTTCCAATAATACCAACACCATCAGGTGTAAAAATATTATTTTCCAATCTTTCAACTCCATCTTGTTTTCCAACTTTGTAAGCTGCTGATTTCATGATTGTCCTACAAACAGGACATAATCTTGTTGCTTCTGCCATTGTTAGTTCCCTCCTTAAATATTGTCTAAACACACAACATATCCTTCCGCAGTATCATAATAATACCAAGCATAAGGACTAATTCCTTCATTCATAATTTCTGCCAGTTCATCTGCTTTTTCTTGATGGTTATGTGCTTCATTTATTATAACTGTTTTTTGAGAATCAAAATAAAGATTATCAACTTTACGCATACAATATGCACATAATTCCAACTCACTGATATATTCCTTTATAACCTTTAACATCTTTGGAATATTGTCTTGGAGGATCTGTTCATTTGCTAATTCTGATGGATACAAAACATACAAGTCTTTTTCACATGGAGATGAAAGGATTCTTTTATACACTATGTCTGATCGTAGACAATATTCGTGTATTCTTTCTTCAAACGTCAATTCGCTTCACTCCTTTGTAATCATATCTAAAAATAACGATTTATCTCTCTTCAATGTAATATCATAATCTTTCCACTTTTCTATTAATTCTCTTGTATCAAAACCATGTGGAACTACAATTGCATAGCCATGCGGAGTTTTATATGCTTGTATATCTGATAATGGAATACCAGAAAATATAATTACATCATGGACAAAATCATACATTAATGACTCGTCATCTACATCAAAATCAAACAACCACTTACTCTCATCTCGATTCTCTGTTTGCTGTGCAACTGAAGCTAATGTACGATTCAGCTTTGTCATACTTGGCCTATCTCTAAGTAATCTAATAATAAGTTCTTTCCTTATCTTTTCTTCATTCCTAGAATTTACAGACCGATACAATCTTGTCTGTTCGCCAGGAACTCCATCTGCTGCAAATCTATGAAATTCTTTGATTACTCTATCTTCATTTTCTTTGTATTCCAAGATAGTCTTTGCACGTTCTTTGAAGTTAGGAATATCTTTATTGTCTTTATTTCTAGAACGAATTAGATATACATATAAATCAGACATTATATTATTCTCCTTTTAAACATGAATCGTTAGCAAAATTATTACCATCCATGACTTCACGGATATTCTTAATCATATCCATTACTTCACCATAATCACCACCAAAGGCATTACCTGTGGTTTTAATCTCGTAAATATAATTCTCTGGTTTATTTGTATACTCTACTGGATAGCCATGATACAGAACTGTACCTTTAGGAATTGTTACTGTTGCATATGTGTCAAGATAATCTCTTTTTAACTCTTTCAGACAAGGCTGGCATCCTTTATTGTATGTTTTACAATTGTCTCTTCCTGTATTATTGACTTCCACAATACGATTTGTTTTCTTAGAATAATCCTTGTATAAGAATTTATTTACAATTAGCAGCACACCATCTACAATTCTGTAGACATCTTGATATTCTGTATTCGCCAATACCTCCATCTACTCATCACCTTCTTTCCATGCATAATACCTATTCTCCATCTTCTAAAATCTCGATATCAATACACAACATATCATGCAGATTCTTAATCTGTTTTTCGGTCGGTTTCTTCCATGGCGTATACTCTGTAATATCAAAAGTCATTACTCCTCCACATAATTTGATTCTTGCAATTGTTTTTGGTGGACAATATTCTACGACTTCCGGCATCGGAATATCGCAACTTGTTTTGGTAATTGCGATTTCTGTGAATGCTCAAATGCTCTCAATTCATCTTTTCCAAGCCAACGTTGCCATGCTCCACAATCATCACAATATAACCCTGTGTTATTACCTTTTACTTCTGTATGCAAAGATGTACTTCCACACTTTCTACAGCAATTTTGATACATAATTTTCACGTATAATCCAATTATCTTAGATGGTAATTGGATTTTTCCTTTCTCCCAGTTAACACTGGGTATTTATTTCCATCTCTGATATATTTTGAAAAGGCACTGTGGATCTGTATCTATAACTTTACAGCTTTGACTGGTATGAGGTGACTCAGACCACAGCTTTTCGTCTATTACTGTTAATCAGTTTGTTAACGCATCGACGTTTTTATTTACGTGATTACACAGCCGAATTCTCTGTGGAAGACAGCAGTGCTCAAAATATTTATCAGGAGGTATAAACCTATGTCAATGTACTTTATTGGAATTGATATTTCCAAGTACAAACATGATTGCTGCATCATTTCTGCAGCTGATCAAAAAGTAGTTTCTAAAGTCACAATCAAAAACAATAAAGCCGGCTTTAATGAACTGCTTACAATCATTCATTATCTCGCAAATCCTGCAGACATAAGAATAGGGTTTGAATCAACTGCCCATTATGCTCTCAATCTTGAACTCTTCCTTGAAAATTCTCTCCTAACCTTCATGGAAGTAAATCCTGTTCTCATCAGTGAATACAAGAAATCAAAAACACTTAGGCGTACAAAAACCGACTCTGTTGACTGCGAATCAATAGCTCGTTGGTTAATGACTGTTGAATACAAACCCCATTCAAAAGGATTTTACCACGCTTACTCTTTAAAGTCATTAACTCGTTTACGCGATAAACTTATCCGACAGCGTTCTTTCTATCTTGTTAAAATCACAAATGTGTTAGATCATACATTCCCTGAGTTTAAACCATTCTTTAATGAACGCTTATCCAAAACTGCTCTTTATCTGCTTGAAAACTATGGTTCTGCTGAAAAGATGGCTCGTATGAACTCAGCCTCTTATGAAAAGCTACGTTCCTTATCCCGGGGGAAGTTTTCACCACAGCAATTTCTACGACTAAAAGAACTTGCTGCCAATACTGTTGGTGTAAATAACTCTATTTTTGATGTAGAGCTGAACAGTCTTTTATCTTTATACAAATCCCTTGTAAAAGAGATTAATACCATTGAAAAAGAAATCAACAAACTAATTGAAGAAGTACATCCTCACTATATGTCAGTTCCTGGAATCGGACCATTATCAGCAGCTGTAATCTATTCTGAATACGGCGATATATCTAACTTCACTAATCCAGGACAAATGCTTGCATTTGCTGGAATAGAACCAGGAATCAACGAATCTGGTACTGAATCTCACGGAGGTAAGATGGTTAAGCGTGGATCATCCCAGCTCCGCTACACACTTATCAATTGTTGTCTACCGTTAATCCGCTTTGACATGACATTTGCAACTTACTATGCCAAGAAACGCGGAGAAGGCAAACCACATCGAGTAGCCATTACTCATGTAGCCAAAAAGCTTATTAGAGTCATCTACGCATTGGAGAGGCAAGATATCGACTTTAATGCACAGAAACTTCGTTAATCTCTAGTGGATTAATACTAATTTCTTCCATCTGAAATACGATGTATTCAGATGGCTTATTAAAGTTACCCATTTTTACAATTCAAAAAAATTTCAAAATTCTCTTGACTGTTTATAGTTTGTCACCTCAATATTATATTCTCTATTATACCAGAAAAGGAACTGCCTTACGACAATTCCACTTCAAAAAATTATTTTACTTTTACAATTAAAATAGCGGTTCCATTATCTACATCCGGATAAATAGAAATTATTTTCATATTCCAATATTTTTCCGGCACAGAAAATTTTGTGTCGCCAATTCCTTCAATCAATCCTTGGTATAAAATATTTTCTTTTCTAAGCACATTATCATCAGTTGTAATTACAACGGAGCCTTCCCATATTGCATCATCAAATTTCAAATCTGCCAATTCCATATATACCGCCTCCAAATAAATTTTATCTTACAAACTTCATCGATCTTCGCTAACATTATAATAGGCATTATCGCTGCCGGATACTTCTTTCATTTTCCTTTCAATCAATTCTTCTCCATATCCGCAATGACATGATAAAAAATTATACATATCGAGATCTGATCCACAATAAGAATAAACATCTCTCAGGGATATTTTTCCATCATCGTACAGTTCTTCAATATTGTCGAAATTTAATTCAGGCATTTTTAATAGCTCCTTTCGCTTGCTTGTAATCAGAATAAAACATATCATATTCTTCTTTATTGCAAACAGCTACACCAGCACACTCTTCTTCACACTCTAATTTCCATCCTTTGTCACAAAGAATATCATACATTTTATTAAATTTCTCTTCTTCATTAGAATTATAGGTTATATATGCTTCTCTATAATCGTGTTCTTCGTTTTTTCCTATATATTGACATTTCATAATAGCCTACCTCTCATGAAACAATTCTTTCAGCTACCGTTCGCATTCCATGCAAACGTCTTTCCCATTAT